AACTTATCAACCTCTTAGTACTAATCTAACTGGTATTGGACTAAGTGCTTCAAGCTTCTATTTGTCTAGAACTAATCATACTGGAACTCAACCAACCTCTACTATTACTGGTTTGAGTACTTACTTAAGTATTTCTATAGCCTCTACAACTTATCAACCTCTTAGTACTAATCTAACTGGTATTGGACTAAGTGCTTCAAGCTTCTATCTAAACCGAACTAATCATACTGGAACTCAACCAACCTCTACTATTACTGGTTTAGGAACTTATCAACCTCTTACGTCTATAGCTTCTACGACTCAAAGTGGATTACTTTCTAATACGGATAAACTTAAAATTGATAATATTGTGACTTCCTCATCTCCAGTGTTTATTGGGCATACTGAGCCATCACCAGTTCAACTGAATGGGGCTACTAAATATATTTGGTGGGATACTTCCACACCAGACACTGTACTTTGGATAGAGGATGGACTATAAATGAGTGTTTCTGAGCAATTTTGGCCAGAAGACCCAAATTCATCTCCAAGATGGAAGTGGAGTATTACAACAAACAAATGGGAAATAATTCCTGAGTCTATAGCTTCTAGTCCTATTGGTTATACGCATACTTATTCTAATATAAAACCATCAAACCCTCTAGCTGGAGATGAGTGGACAGATACCAGTACATCAAAATTAATCACGTATCGCTATGTAAATGATGGAGATTCAGTACAATGGGTTCAACTTACACCAACATTTGGATAAGATATTCAAATAAATAGATGTAGTTCGTTTCATACTATGAAACTCTACGATTGCCCTCAAGACTATCTCTTTAATTTGTATGCAACATCTTCATCTCAAGCAACGAAATTATGGAAACAGTTAATCAAAGACCATTGGGGCAATAAGTGTGCGTATTGTGGAAGTGATATAAATTTGACTCTAGACCACATCACACCTAAAGTTAAAGGTGGAACTGATAGAGTTACGAACCTGATATGTGCGTGTGAGAGTTGTAATCTAGACAAAGGACACACTTATTGGTCAGAATGGTATCTTCAACAAGATTTCTTTACAACTGAACGACTATCCGCTATTATAGAATGGCAAAAATTCATTGCTGATGATGAATTGGTAGTCTATAGACCTAGAAAAATATAATGAACTTTAAAATTTATAGCAAACGATTGTGCCCCTGGTGTGAAAAAGTTAAACAAGTACTAGAACAACTTTCAATTACGAAGGGATTTCCTGTGATAATTGAAGAATTAGAAACAAATTTTACTCGGGAAGAATTTATTTCCAAATTTGGGAAAGGTAGTACTTTCCCACAAGTAGTGGTTAATGATAAAAATATTGGGGGTTGTGTAGATACGATTAAGTATCTACAACAACATAACTTAATTTGAGCAACCTAAATATGAATGAGAATACTCGTAATCTCGGAACCGAGGTTTTACTACATTCTCCGAATAGAGTTAATCCAAAATTATTTTCATATAATTTTGATAAAACATTGAAATTATTCCGAAAAGAATTTAATCTTAAGCTAAGTTTAAGTATTTTCCCCACAGCAAGGAGATAAAATGATAGCAATAGCACTTACAATCTTTAGTATATTGATGATATTATTTTTACTTGTGGGAGTGAGTTTAGGATGGACAATTAAATCATATTTAGACAATATGATGATACCCAAAGCTAAACCATTGCATCCAGAATTTTTTGATAGTAATGGAGACCTTGTTCCAGATGAAGTTCTTGCACTTACAATTCATCCTGGAATGTATGAAGATTTTAATGATGAGTATAAATCTTTATTTGAAGATGATGATTCCGATGAAGATGGAACACCAGTTAATGAATGATAATTGCCTACATATATAAAACTTTTATTTTGATATGACAAATTCAACAGATACTATTGTTAAAGCAACACCAGCTAAAAGAACTACTAAACCGAGAACAACTAAAGTTCCCACAAGAACTACAGCAACTAAACCAAAAGTTGTTCAGGTCGCTTCTTCTGAGCCGATTGATTTGAGTCTTCCAAGAAATCCTTTTGTTTTTGAGATTTTACAACTCATAAATCGCGTTCCAGATTCTGAAACTAAGATTAAAATTCTGAAGGAAAATGAGCACGATTCACTGAAGACCATCTTTATTTGGAATTTTGATAATAATGTACTTTCTATGCTTCCTTCAGGTGAGGTTCCATATTCTACTGTGGGTGAGGATATGGTAAAAACTGGAACAGTTTCTCAAACGATTCAGAAAGAAGTTGAGAAGATGGAATTTTATGATAATAATTCCGTGGGCTATACTGAAAAAATCCGAACTGGGCATAGTACTTTAAGAAAGGAGTATGAAAAGTTTATTAATTTTGTGATGTCTTCTTCTGGTGTTCCTGGAAATTCAAATATAACTTCACTCAGAAGAGAAAGTATGTTTATTGAAATGCTTCAGGGAATTCATCCACTGGATGCTGAAATTATGTGCCTGGTTAAAGATAAGAGGCTTACGGATAAGTATCATATTACGAAAGAATTAGTTTCAGAAGCATATCCAGATATTGTTTGGGAGGTGAATAGGTGATTGTGTTGACTTGTGATTGCGACCCCATAGCTGCAGAAAGTAAGGAATTACCTAGTGATAGTTATTTGGTCTCTTATAAAATAGATGATGAGTTGAAGTATGATATTGTTCAGGGATTTCTAGTTGAGGTTTTTGACCATTATTATGATAAGTATAAGAATGTGAATGGAATAGATTGGACAAGTGGGAATATTTCTCCCAAGACATTTAATTATATTCCAAAACTAGCAAATAAAAAAAGAAGATAATAATGAGGACCGAGAAGGTCCTTTTTTAATGTTGACTTATGATTAGGTTCATTCTATACTTAAGATTGATGAGCTAAAGGTATGAAAAATAGAGAAACCATTCTTAATCTTGTTAGAGTTGCTGAACAAACTGTACACGAACTCAAATTACAGATTGAATTAGCAATTGAGCGCATTGAACTAGAGGAATCAATCGTACCTATACAACTTGTTCCGAGAGAACTGACGGATTATGATGAAGTATTTGAGGATGAGGAATGATAACGACTAGAGCGAAGAAGCTATTGAAGTTAATGAATAGACTAATGAAGAACCAACACTTATTTGCCGAAGAGAAGATTGATGAAATGAATTCTCAAATTAGAATTTTGAAATCACATATTTCACAAATTGAAGCCACACAATATAGAGGATTTGGAAAAAAATGAGACCCACCACAGCATCAGAATTATTGCAATTAGACCCAAGACTTCAGGTAGTATTACTACAGTGTTATCCGATTCCAGAACAAGTAGTTTGGCAGGCAGCGAAAGGTGATTACTCAGAGATTCCAATTCACGAGGTTCAGCCTCCATCTCCTAGTGAATGTGGTAAATGGATAGTTGATAATCTGTTGGCCAATGACCGCCATCATTGGGGACCCCTAGAACATCCAGGACTTACTATATCTACTTCTGGATTTGTTCATAATGTAATGGTTCAAGCAAGAACTCATCGCATTTCAGTTAGTTTCGATGTTCAAAGTCAACGATATACGGGCAGAAGAGTTCAAAGAGTAGTTACAGGAGAACTTACTCCCGAGGATGTATTTTATGTGCGCCCACCAGGCTTCTACGTCAACCGTAAGGGTGCTAAGTACGATTGGACAGAGGAAGACTATAAAAGAGAACTAGAACACATCTACGAGGCTTGTGTGCGCTATGACATTCTTCGTAAGAACGGAGTAGCAGAGGAACACGCTAGAGATTATCTACCTCAAGCAATTCGTCAAAATTTTGTAGTCTCTTTTAATCTTCGTTCTGTTCTTCACTTTATGGACCTTCGTGCTAAATTAGACGCACAATTGGAGATTCAAGCCTTAGTTGAGGCAATTACTCCTCATATTCAACGTTGGGCTCCGAATGTTTGGGAGTATTATGCAACGAAGAGATTACATAGAGCTAAATTATCTCCTTGAAATATTATGGATGATTCTGAACTAAATAAAAAAAATGAAATTGAAAAATTCATTTTTAGTGTTCCGAGTGGAAATGGTGACTTTTTAGATATCGCATCTCAAAATAATCTTTCTATTTTTGCAACTCACGTAGGATATATTTCCGCACTTGCAAGTAATGGAAAAATGACTACGGAGGAAGCTTACACACAGGTCAAACAACTACATAAAACTTTAAGACAATCTTATAAAACCTTAAAAGGAAGTTGGTTTGACTGAATACCATATTACAAATTAGGAGATAAGATTTTGCCGATATACCCAGTTATCAATAAAGCGACAGGAGAAACTCAGGAATTGGAGATGACCATTTCAGATTGGGAGAAATGGAAATCGGAAAATTTCAAGAATGGTTGGGATAGAGATTGGAGCCAAGGCTGCGCAAGCCCAGGAGAAGCAGGATTTTGGCAGGATAAGCTATCCTCCAATCATCCTTCCTGGAATGAGGTCCTAAAGAAAGCTGGAACTGTTCCAGGCTCAATCGTAAAACCACTCTAAACTCATATGGCTCGTAGAAAATCTTCTAGTTCTCAAGTACCATATGGTACGAATACTTTAGTTACAAAATCTGCAAAAAGAAAACCAGCAATTGGTAAAGACTTTTTGTTAGATATAGACCCAATGACGGAAAACCAGAGAAGATTCTTTGATAGTTATTCCAAAGGAAAACATCTTGTCGCACATGGAACACCAGGAACGGGTAAAACTTTTATAGCACTATACAACGCTATAAAAGAAATATTTGATGAGTTTAGTGAGAAGGATACGATATACATTATTCGTTCATTGGTTCAAACTCGTTCAATTGGCTTTATGCCTGGCCGTTCGGATGAAAAGAGTGGATATTTTGAAACACCATATCGCAATATGGTTAAGTATATGTTTAAGCTCTCAAATGATGCAGACTTTGATATGCTTTATGATAATCTTAAAAATCAGAAGTCAATTAAATTTTATAATACATCATTTTTACGTGGATTAACTTTTGATAATTGTGTGATAATTGTTGAAGAATTCTCCAACCTAAATTTTCACGAATTATGTTCCATCATCACCAGAGTAGGTGAAAATTGTAGGATTGTATTTGCAGGAGATGCAGCTCAATCTGATTTAACTAATGTTACCGAAAGAATGGGTACGGTGGACTTTATGAGAATTTTGCAAATTATGCCTTCTTTTGATATTATTGAGTTCGGTATTGATGACATAGTAAGGTCTGGGCTAGTTAAAGAATTCCTAATTGCTAAAGAAACTTTAAATCTTTAACGTGTACAATATTTACTTAATTACTAATTTGAATAATAGAAAACATTATGTTGGGATGACAAAATTTGATATTGTCAAGAGATTTTGCCAACATACTTATAGGGGGATTTCTTTTAACTAAAGCAATTAAAAAATATGGTATGGGCAATTTTCATATTAATTTAATTGAAGATGTTAATGCTATAGAAAAGGCGTATGAGTTGGAACAGTATTATATTAAAAAATATAATAGTAAAGTTCCACATGGATACAATTTAACTGATGGTGGAGATATGGTTTTTGGGTGGGAAAGAACTAAGGAATACCGACAAAAATGTTCTATACGTTCCAAACAATTACATAAGGAACGTAGAACTGGAATGTACGGTAAATTACATAGTGATGAAACAAAGAAGCGAATGAGTGAGGCAGTTAGGGGGAAGCCCAAACCTTGGTTAATTGGTAGAAGTATGTTGGATGAGACTAAAGAAAAAATAAGAGCTAAACATTTGGGGAAAAAACTTAGTTATGAGACTAGAAAACGGATAAGTAGAAACCACCACAATGTTAGTGGAAAAAATAATCCAATGTATGGGAAAAAACATTCACCTGAAACTATTACAAAACTAAGTCAAAAAGCAAAACTTCGCCCTAAGAGAATTTGGGTCAATAATGGTATTATAGAAAACCTAATTGTCGTTGGCGAATAGATACGGTGTGGATATACTAAAGGAAGATTAAAATTATGAAATTTGATTATTGTCCATTAGAGTTACCTAAGCTTGAGAGAAAGCATATTGGAGAGAAAAGATTATACTTCAAACCTGATGATGAGAATAAAACTTATATTTCCGTCACTACGGTCACAAGTTTTTTCAATCGTGATATTTTTGTAAACTGGAGAAAGAAAGTTGGAAATGTGGAGGCGGATAGAGTTATCAAAGCCTCTACTACAAGAGGTACAAATTTACACACATTAAATGAGTGTTATCTTCAAGGAATAGAATTTCCAGAAACGACAGAACTAGCACTTAAATTATTTAAACTCAATAAGCCAGCTCTAGACCGAATTGGAAGAATACTCGGCATTGAGTTAACAATGTATAGCGATTATCTCGGTATCGCTGGAACTTGTGATTTGGTTGCAGAATATGATGGAGATTTAGCAATCATCGATTATAAAACTTCGGTGAAACCCAAGCCTAGAGCTTGGTTAGAGCATTATTTTGTTCAGTGTTGTGCTTATGCCTTTATGTTGAAGGAAATGACGGGAATAGAGGTTAAGAGATTGGTCATCATTATGTCTTGTGAAAATGGAGAATTGATTATTTACGAGGAAAAAGACCTTGCAAAATACATTAAGCTTCTGGTAAAATATATCAAAACCTACGTGAATGAAAATGTAAATGACTGATACTACCACGGCGATAGAAAATGTACTTGAATCTAAATTCTTATCCTCAGAAAAATTTTCTTTAGATATTGAAACTTATGTGAGAGATAATCATTGTGATTATATTGAAGCTATCATCGCTTATTGTGATGATAATAGTATTGAATTGGAGACAGTTCCAAAGTTAATCTCTAAACCACTCAAAGAACGAATCAAGTTTAATGCTGATAAACTGAACTATCTGAAGAAAACTACAAAGACAAAGACAAAATCTGTTCTATGACTCCATTTGAGGTTTTTTGTGCCTTTTTATGTGTGAAGCAGCACTTTACTAAACCCAGTTATGATATTTTTAAATATAATTGGAAAACTCGGGCATCTATCAAATCCTATAATGTCAGAAAAGACAGATATTTTTTCGAGAAGCTCTCCCGACAGAAAAATGAACAGGAAATAAAGGATTTCTTTGTATCAAATTTTGCATATTCGCAAAATGCGAGGGGTGTTTATATTCCAGACTTGATTCGGGAAGGTGAGGAAACATATTTAAAATGGAAAAGGAATATTCAGAGTTTATCCTATTTGTTTAAAACTGAATTAGAGGTTTTTATCTCTCATAGAAATCTAAACGAATTTATGAAATGCGAACCTGGCCAACATTCTCCATTGCTCAGAAAATATATTTCCTCTGCAATATCACTTGAAACTTTAGTTATTATTGATAAGCTATTAAATTTTGTGAGTTCCTATGATAAAATATTAACTGACCCAATTTGGGAGATAGTAAGTCTAAAAGTTAAAAAATACTCTCCATTTTTGAGTATAAATAGAGATATATACCTAGAAATTATGAGGGAAATTGTTTGTGAATAAGTTTTTTGACTCTGAAGTAGTCGCGGCTGCAATGGTAGAATTGGCGGATATGCAGGAAGAATTGTTAGTGAAGATGTTCACGTCTCCGATGGAGACAAAAGAAACTAGAGTAGCATATATAAATTTAATGAAAGAATTTTTAGAGAAGCAGAAATTGTTCTTCTTTAGGCTCACACTATCTGATGACGAGGAAGCTAAAGAAGTGAAGGAGTTGATTATTAAACAAGCTAAAATTCTTGGAATTATTGAAGAAGATAATACTGAAGATTTATTTAAATCTCTTGAGAAGACTATAACAGAACTTGCTAAATTGATAACCTTAGACTAAAATAATATCGTGGCTAGGAAATCCACTTAAAGCTAATCCAACAGGCCATATACAATTTATACGAACATTAAACACAATGAACTTTCAAGAACTTAAAAAGAAATCAAAAATGGGCTCACTGACTGAGAAGCTCATTAAACAAGTTGAAAAACTAAATAGTGGCTCGGGAGAAATTAGGGATGACGAGAGATTCTGGAAACCTACTCTAAGCAAGAAAACCGAAACTGGCTATGCCGTGATTCGTTTTCTTCCAGCAGGAGCTGATTGGGAAGATGAATACGTGCAAATGTTTAGTCACGCATTTCAGGGTCCTGGTGGCCAATGGTTAATTGAAAATTGTCCCACAAGCATTGGTCGCAAATGTGCGATTTGTGCGAACAATTCCGTAGATTGGGCAACAGGGGACAAGCAAAAACAGAATATCGTGAGAGAACGTAAGCGTAAACTCTCCTATTATGCAAATATTCTAGTTCTTAAGGACTCGGATTCTCCAGAAAATGAAGGAACAGTTAAAATCTATAAGTTTGGTAAAAAAATCTTTGAAAAGATTGATGCTGCACTTCGTCCTAAATTTCAAGACGAAACTCCATTAAATCCATTTGATTTTTGGACTGGTGCAGACTTCAAGCTTAAAGTTTTGAAGAAGGATGGTTATTGGAATTATGATAGTTCTGAATTTGCACCCTCCACTGAACTTCTAGGTGGAGATGAGGCAGAATTGAAGAAAATTTATTCTCAGCTTCATAATATTACTGAGTTGGTTGCAGAAACTAACTTCAAGGACTATGATACACTTCAACAAAGATTGGACCTAGTATTAGGTAATACCTCTGCTCCTGCTTCTAGAAAGAAAGTTGATTCTGAACTTCAAGAAGAAATTCAACAGGAATATGATTCTGTAAACAAGTCCGCTTCAGCTAAAGTTTCTGATGATGAGGATGACGAGGATGCTGATTCAGCACTGGATTATTTCTCAAAGTTAGCTGCAATGTAAGTTAAACTTTCTTTGTTGTGCTATCTTCAAATTGAGAAGATTTATCGTACTTCATTACATTTTTTAAATCAGATATGAATACTCCGAGAAATTCGGGCTTAAGAATGAGGATAGTTCTCTTACCCTCATTTTTTTGTACTTCATAGTCATAATTTGTTACTGAAGTTAATCCAGAATATCTGCTTGCACCTCCAGACCCAGAGATGTTTACTCCAAAATCTTCAACGGTAAAATCAATTTGAATGTTTGGTAATGGTCCAATCATATTAGCTAGGTGGTAGGTATCTGAATCGGAATGTAGGAATCATTTTTTGAGTAATGGGGTCTAATACTTCAACAATTTCATATAGCCTATTCGTTAATGTAATTTTGTATATGGTATTGATGGAGTCCTCCACAATAATTAGTTTGTTTTCATCTCTACCATATACCTCAAAGGACCCTCCCCAACCAGATGGCCAGAATGTTGCTAAATCATTATCTATATTCACATCAATAATTGGATTTATTCTAGGATATACTTTAAGTTTTGATGTTTCTATATTTATATCAGGAATGGGATAAAGAACAATACCTTCTTCTCTCTGAAGAACGGGCAGAACTTGAATTAAATTAATTTCAATTGTCGTTAAATTGTCTTGTGGTGGATATGCATCTAATTCATAACTAGTCTTACCATCTTCTGTAGTTACGGATGTAGGAATGTTTTGTGCTGGGTCTACTTGAAGACCTTTTGGTAATACAATTCGGTTAAAGTTATCTCGGAGTTCATTAGTTTCTACGTGATGAGTAGCTAGAAGTGCAGATTCACTTCCATATTTTTCCAACAAATACTCATATAGAGTGTTATTATCTAATGGCCATTCATTGTTTAAATTTATAATATTATTGGTGGTTAGAATTACCCAATCTAATTCCGAATCTCCATAGAACTTCTCCGCAATTTGGTCTGGGCGTTCGTTTTCACTAATTTGATAAGGCGCAAAAATATCACTAAAATTTCCAATATCTTCACGAAGTTTAGCTCTTCTCCAGAAGTTTTTAATTGTAGCATATTCTTCTGACGAAGTTTTATCTATAACTTGAGATTTAATTTTTATAGCTGGAAGCTCTTTAAAATAAGCCATATCAATATCCTATATGGTCGTCTGGTACAGAAGCCAAATCTTTTAGTTCAGGATTTTCTTGATAATCATTATCAAAGATGGGCTCAATTTCTTTGAAGGTTAATTCCATAATTACGGAAGCTGGTTGTCCTTCATTATATGCTAACCATTCATTTGTTGGAGTATAATTTACATTAAATGAAGTTAACGCACATATTTTAAATTTATTTATTCCTTTGATTGAGCTTCCTCCTGTTGTCAAATATTCCAATTTGTATACATTGGGTGTTCCTAGAAATAATGAAGGCCCTCCAGCTTGAGCTATTCTCTTTTTTGCGGCCATTCCTTGCTTAAATACTCTTAGAATTTTATTCACTTTTATGGATTCGTCTTTAGTTCTTGGACTCATAATATATGGAAAAGTAAATGACCTGAGAGTTACATTATTAAATAGTAGTTGTAAATTAGTATTGGGCACTACTCCAAATCCTCTGGCGAGTATGCTTTCTGGAGAAACATCAAATCCATATTTACTCAAAATTAATGACTGTAGAGAGGTTTTGAGTAGATTTAAGCCATCATTACTTCCTACTGCATTACTTGCTAACATACCAAGCATTGCTGCCTGTGGAATTCTTCCCGCTAATTCTGCTAATCCACCAAGTCCAGCTTGATTTAATATTGATTGAAGTCCTTCTGCTCCTACGAGTCCTGCTGTGAAGTCTGCGGGTTTTTGAGATACCAATGAAGCAGCAGCAGCGGTCGTAGAATTCATATTATCATCTCCCCAACTCACATTATTACTATCTCTAGCATTATTTGGAATAGGTAGATAAATTGTGGCTCCAGTATCTGCAATTGTAGTTCCACGAGTTAATCCTTTACTGAGTAAATCTTTAATATTTGTAGTCGTCCCAGTGAATAGATTTTCATTGGGTGGCTTATAAATTATTTCTTGAATTTTGAGTGTATCTTGATTATTTTTAAGCAATCCATCTGGATATGATATTATTTCTTGTTTTCTTGACGATGGGCTTTGTGCATAGTTGAATGGTTTGAGAGGCTCTAGTGGAGATATTATGTCAACTAAATTTCCTTGTCCTGGTGGATTTGATAATCCTGGAGCATTTCCCGCAATTCCAGGAGAAGTGCCTACTGCAGCATTTGTAACTTTTGGTGTACCTGATTGATTGGGTGGCTTTGTACTATCATCTGTTACATTACCTTTAGTCTGCCCACCTAAAGTTGTATATGTGGAATATACTGTTGTTCGTATTTTATCACTTAGCTCCTGTCCTGCTGGAGTCAGTTTAGTAGGGTCTTTATTTGTGAATAGATTTGGGTCTTGAACTGCATCTGAATAATATGTTCCATTTTGATAAAACACTGCAGGGCCTATACCAAATGCATTTTTTTCAATAAGCCTATGCACTCCCGTTGTTGGGTCATATTGCAATGCAAGCTTCAATCCTCCAGGACCACAAGTTTCGCACCTATAAAAATTTTCGTTTATCGTGATATATGACATTTATGGTGAGGATAGGCTATCTGGGTAATCCCATACTTTATATTTTGGAACAGATTGTCCTAAAGAATTTACAAATTTTTCAGTTGGTAGTAGTGAAATATCTCCCCATTGATTGTCTGGAACTTTGAAGAAATCAGTAATTACATTTCCGAAGAGATAATTCTTCAAAGTTTTTCTTGGAGCATTAACTTGGCCTTTCTTATTTAGGTATGATTCAGCTACTCCCTTGCGATAGCTTGGATTTAAATAGTGAACATTGGACCCTAGGAATATTCCTTGTCTTGGATTAATTTCTATAATATAGACCAATGGATGTTGGTCCCAAAATTTATATTTTTGTGGGTATTTTGCTGAGTATAGAAAAAATACGAAGTCTCCTGGGTCAATAAAGAAGGTGTCTGCTTGATTGATATTCTTTTTCTGATAGTCTTTTAGAGAATTCATTAGAGAATTGGTATACCAATCCGACGACTTATACCCAGATTTCCCTGCACTTTTTCGTATTTCTTCGTAGATGTTCATTTTATTCCCAACTGATATTCGCTGAAAATTCTGAATTCGTGGTCATTATGTTTACACCATTCTTTTGCCGCAGACCATTTTGCCTGATTTCTTGCCCACATTTGAACTTGATATACCCAAGATTTAGTTTTTCGTTTTGGATTTTTTTCTGGCTCAATCAAATCTTTTTTTGGCTTAATTTCTACTACCAATTTCTTTAGTTTTCCTTCTGCGTCTATATATTTCATAAAAATGTCGGGAAAGTATCTCTTATATTTTCCAGATACTGGGTCAAGATAGACTATAAATTTTTCTTCACTTCCCCAAGATTTAACACTTTCTGTTAAATCACAGTATTCAAACATCTTAAGTTCATATGAACTTCTAAAAACTATATTTGTTGGGTCTCCACCATACTTATCTGGATTCTTGGGTTTAAATTTACCCTGACGATAAGACACCATAAATATAAAGAAGCTTCATAGTATTTAGATGCCCGCTCAAAAAGACCAGTTGGTAAGTTCAGGACAACCTTCAGTTGGATTATTTTATACACCAATTTCTGGGAAGGTTAGGTCTGACCGTGCTCTGTTGAAATCGGCATTGGATATGATTGGTGAAATTTCCGTCACCAGTCAATTTAAAGTTTCTCTACATTTATCTCCAAATGGAATCTCCGATTTGGAGAGTTGGTTAGCGAAAGATGGATTATTAGATAATTCGGATAAAGTTACATCATATGACTTTATGTGCTCGGATACCAGTCTTCCTGGAGCAGCATTTAATACATTTGATGAAATTGGAAGTCGTCAGGGAGTTAAGGAGACGTTTCCAGCAAGAAGAGAGTTTCCTCCATTTAGTATGGAGTTTTATGTAGATAGTGAATATCGTATGATTCGGCTATTTGAAGAGTGGATGAATTTTATCAATCCAATTTATACTTCTGCTGGCGAGGCAACTCCTAATTCTATTGGGTCTGGATATGGGGGTGCTAAGAATAGGTCAGATTTTTTCAGATTAAGATACCCAAATGAATATAAAAGAATCATTTCGGTAACTAAGTTTGAACGAGATTTTTTCATAGATAAGTCTAAGTCTCTGGGTATATTAGGAACGGGCGCAAATAGGCAAACTTCCATTACATATCGTATGATTGATGCATTTCCATCAAATATTGCATCTATACCTGTTACATATCAAGGTAGTATAGTAACAAAATCTATTATTGAATTTAAATATTCTAGATATGTGATTGAGAGAAATCGACGGGAGCTACCACCTTAATAAATAACGTAAGTGTATTAGATTATTAAAGTGCCTTTACCAAAAATTGTGACTCAAGAGTTTTCATTAGAGCTTCCGTCTACTGGAAAAAGTATAAAATATCGTCCATTTCTAGTGAAAGAAGAGAAAATTCTTTTAATTGCATTAGAGAGTAAGGATGTGAAGCAAATTACTTCTGCTATTAAGCAAATTCTGAAAGCTTGTATTCTAACTCGGAATATAAAAGTTGAAGAACTTCCAACATTTGATATTGAATATATTTTTCTAAATGTGAGAGGTAAGTCTGTTGGTGAAAGTATTGATTTGATTGTAACTTGTGCAGATGATGGTGAAACTCAAGTTCCAGTCACAATTTTTATCGACCAAATTCAGGTTGTAAAAAATCCTAATCATACTCAAGATATATCTTTGGGTTCGGATTTAATATTGAGAATGAAATATCCCTCATTAGAAGAATTTATAAACAACAATTTTGAATTTACTCAGGAAAATTCAGTTGCAAATATTGATAGGTCTCTTGAAATTATATCCTCTTGTATGGACGTAGTTTTCAGTGAAGATGAGAGCTGGAGCGCCAAGGATTGTTCAAAGAAGGAACTGATGGATTACATTGAAACTATGACGAATAGTCAGTTTTCAGCCATTGAAAACTTTTTTCAAACAATGCCTGTTCTTTCCTATGAGTTTGAGGTAGTGAATCCCAAAACTAAAGTTAAAAATGCAGTTCAGTTAAAGGGACTGACCAGTTTTTTTACTTGAGTATGAGTTATATTGACCTTGAAAGTGTGTTTAAGATTAATTTTGCTGTGAGACAGTTTCACAAATGGCCAATTAGTGAACTTGATGATATTGTTCCCTGGGAAAGAGAGATATATTTAGGACTTCTAGAGCAACATATAGAAGATGAATCCAACAAAAAGTAAATTCAAATGCTTACAAGCACATTAAATCCGAATAATATTATCAATAAGAAGTCATCTTCTGGTGACTTTGGTAGATTTATGTTGGGTCAAAATTCTTCATCTAGTGTTGAAGATGCGGCAAATAAGATAGTTAATTTTTCTAGGTCAGGAGTATCCGCTTCTTCCAGTAATCTTAGTCAATTAATATCAAATATTTCTAAGAATATACTCAGTCAAGTAGATAGTACTTTGCAGACTGCAGTAAATTTTACAAAAAATGATTATGACGGGCAAATTCAAAATCTAAGAAAAGAACTTGAGTCTAGACTAGCTACACTTGAATCTGGAGCGTCTTCTGGTAAATCTCTCAATTCTGTTGTAAGTTCAAATTCACCAGTTTCTCAGATACAGAGCACAAGCTTAAGAAAATCTTTAGATTCGTATAAAACTAATATTGAATTTATCAATTATTTTGGTAATAAGAAAAATATTGAAGTAGTTCGTAATAGTTTACGCTCTTTGAGAGAAATTTTTACTGAAACTTTTGATATCGCCAAAGTTTTACGTGAAACTATTGTAAAGATTGTAAAGCAGTTATCCAATCTTCCTAGTGCTTCTCCAAATTCTGGAGGATTGAATCTTGATGTAAATATTCCAGGAGCAAATCTAAAAAAAGCTGGTGGTTCTGCTGTTCGTAATGTTTCCAGAGGAGCAAATTATGGGGCAATGGCTGGACTTGGGTTATTAGGCGCAGGAACAACAGCGGCAGGTATGATGTCTTCTGGAGCAGCTAAAGCTCAACAATATCAGGATGAATTGTTGAGTTCAAGAGTTGATGCTGCTCCATCAGAGCAAAGTATACCAGAAGGATTTGTAAATTCTATGATGAGTATTATTGATAAATTCTCATCTGCAATTGAAGGACTGATAAAAGGTTCTAAATCTTCTTCTAATAGTAGAGGTGGAGGTGGTTCTGGGAGTAGAAGCAAGGGTAGAGGTCCTAGTCCTAGTGGTGAAGGTGAGTTAACCGCAGTAAGTTCTGCTCCAAGAGATGAAAAACTAGCAGCATTTGTCGCATCTATGGAGGCGTCTTCTCCAGAAAATGCTGCCGATGCGTTGCAAGTAATGCTAAATCGTTCAGCATCTGGAAAATATGGTAAAGGGTTAGCAGGAGTTTTATCTGGATTTGACCAATTTTCTCCAATTTCTGCTGCAATTTTTGGAAACAGCGAAGACCCAGATGCTAGAGCAAAATATGGTCCAATTGCATCAAAAATACCTGGAAACACTCCGAATGAAAAATTTAAATATCTGCAGCAAGAGGCAGAAAAACCAGATGGATTCAATAGACTTCAGAAAATTCTTGGTGGAGGTTCACCTAATGTTGCCGGAACAATATTGAATGACCCTAAGTATTTGGAAGCCTCAAGAAAAAATGTTAAGGGTGCTTTAAATTTTGGAGCCAAATCTATTGCAAAACCAGGAGACGTTAATATCAGAGCTGGTGGAAATTATTTTTATAACTTTACTGGTCCAGTAGGAACCTTAGGTTCACAACCAACTGGAAAAGTTACTCAAACTTCAACAATACCAACTCCAACTCAAACTTCAACAATAACCACTCCAAAATCAACAGCAACTCAAACTTCAGCAATAACCACTCCAAAATCAACAGCAACTAGACAAGCCGCAAGAGCCCAAACTATCTCTAAGCCAGCTCAGCAGACACCTACAACCATTACACTACCCCCTAATGTGGTCAACATTGGTGGAGGTCAAGAACAGTCTCAGGCCAGTCCTGGAGGAATTGTCAGTCCTCCTTCAAATGATGATGGTGGAACTCTAGACTTACCAGCATTACCAACTGGAAATCCAGATAATTTTCTAACAATGTATTCTCGCATTGTGTATAATATAGTTGACGGATAATGGCTATTACTTCTTCTCTTTTAGGTTCTGCTGCAAATAATATTGTAAACTTCGGTGTAAGTTCTAAGGGAGTCTTACCTAAAATGCAGAAGGATTTTGATGATTTCTCTTCATTTTTGAGTATTCGTAAGATTGAGTTAGAGCAAGTTAAACTTCCAAGTAAGAGGAAGGTGAAAGAGCTTGGTAATTTGAATATTGTGAATACCTTTGGGTCTATTGGAGGATTATTATCCAGTTTATTTAATGGTGCATTAGATATTGGTGGACTTATTTCTGGATTTTTCCCAGGTAAAGGTGAGAAAATAGGAAAGCCACCAAAATCTGGCGGGGCGCAACCTAAACCAAAATTAACTGGAAACAAACTTAAGCTTGGTGGAATTCGCGGCTTAGGAATCATTAATACATTATTTGCGGGCATTGATTTTGCCCAGGGAATTTCTTCAGGAGAAAGTGTTGGAAAAGCTGGTTCTGGTGCTGCTGGGTCATTAGTAGGGGGAGTTGCGGGTGGACTTGCAGGAACTCTACTTGCGGGTGCTATTGGACAGGCGTTAGTTCCAGTTCCAGGCTTAGGCTTTGTATTAGGTGCCGCATTAGGAACTGCGGGAGGGTTTCTAGGAGGATGGACTGGTGATAGAATCTATGATTCTATATCTGGAGCTGGAAGAGTAGAACAGAAGCAGAAAGAAAAACTTCAGAATGCAAGTAGATCTAAACTCAATAGAACTTCGTCCACAAGTATCATGGACAATTCATTTGATATGATACTGAAAAATTTTGAGCAATCTGTTTCTAAATTTGTGGATTTTGTCGAAAATATTGGCTCACTTATGGGAGTAGATGAGAATAATCCATATGATGAGCCTGCAGAATACCCAGAAGACCCAGAAATTTCTCCTGAAGAGGGTTATGGTGGTCCAGTTGATGGAACTACATTTTTTCCTCTTCCTGGGGGAGATGTTGGAACTAATGGAATAGTAGGTAAGGGGCAGGCTTTTGGTGCTCCTAGATGGCACGGGCCACATCAAGGTTTGGATATGACGAATCAGAAAGGTGCTCTAGATGCTCCTGTTGTTGCATATAAAACAGGAAAAGTTATTTATATTACAGGAAAAGGTCATGACACAGGAATGGCAATAGATCACGGAGATGGAACAAGAACTAGATATTTTCATATAACTCCTCTTGTAGGAGTTGGTGATATAGTATATGGTGGCCAACAAATAGCTAAGTTAGTTCCTGCAGGACGTGCCACACATTTACACTTTGAAGTGATTAAGGGTAACTCTGCTATAAATCCGCTAAACGCAGGGATTGGTCCTGGAGGAAGTGCAATAAGATTACCTTCTCCTTTAGCTAAGGATAAGGCGAAGCAAAATAGTGATAAGAATAATAAGGAAAATAAAACTCAAGGAGCAGGAGTTGATATTCATCTTCCCAAAATGAATGAATCACAGAAACCTCCAACTGTTGCTTCATCACAGCCAGCTTCAAGAAGTCAACCTGTTAGGTCAACACCTATCAAATCAACTTCAAATCAGCTACAATCTTCAATATTACCACAAAATGTGATGGCTTCTGCGCCTAGACCACTTCCTAAAATAGAAAAGTATCCGATATACTCGGAAGGAAAGACTTACATTATAGAGAAACAGTCTATCATATCTGCTACAAGTGGTGGTGGAGGTAGGTCTGCTCCTGCTATTGTTCCAGTAGGTGGGGGTGGTGGTTCTGGAGATTCTGTAGTTGTAGTAGCGGACGGTGGTGCTCAGGTGTTAAATAGTGTGATGAAAAGTATTTTGCTCACAAGCCTATCTTCCACATAAATGTCTGATTCAGTAACCTCATTTGAACCGAAGTTATTTACAATAACCACATTAGACGGTGGCATTACTGTAGATTTAATGGGGTCGTCTTCACTCCTATTTTTAGATTATTATGAGGATTTACTGTCTCCAGCAATTACCATAACTGCTAGAATACTATGTTCAACTTCAATGTTGAACACTCTTCCTATTCGTGGAGGAGAATCGGTGGAATTATTGATAGAAACTCCATTTGGTGAGTTTGATTGTCAAGGAGACCGTTCGTTGTATGTATATAAGGTTTCCAATATCTCACAAGATACCAATGCAGAAACATTTGCACTCAATCTCATTTCAAGAGAGGGAATTACGAATGAAACTATTAGATGTAGACGAAGATATGATGGAACTATAGACCAATCTGTAACGTCAATACTTAAAGATGTATTGAAAACTTCTCGTTATTTAGAAGAGAATATTGAAAAGACTGCAAATAGCTATTCGTTCATTAGTAATCAGAAGAAACCATTTCATATTTTAACTTGGTTAGGCCCAAAGTCTATTCCTCAAGGAACTTCGGCTACAAATACTAGTGGTGACAGTTTATCTGGAGCAGCAAAGGGTGTTGCTGGATTTTTATTTTATGAAAATAAAGATGGATTTAATTTTAAGAGTGTAGAAGGATTAGTTAAAAACACTCAACCAGGAACGTCAAATTCAAAGATTATCTACAAATATTACTATTCTCAGATTACAACTGCAAATTCTCCACTAAATGAATATAGAATTCTGAGCTATGGATTTGATAAAAATACAGACTTGCTTAAAAATTTACGAGTGGGTATGTATTCTAATGCTACATATTTCTACAATCTATACTCAAATCAATTTTCAATATATAAGTATAATTTGAAAACCGAATTGAAAAATTCTTCAATTTTAGGTCAGGATGCAAATGTTGCATTATCCGATGGTCTTGGAGATTCAATTTCAAGAATTATGGTTCGGACTTCTGATATTGGAGTGATGGATAATTCTAGTACAACTGATGGAATTACTGATACCACTCCTATGAGAGACATTGCAGATATGTCCAAATCCATATCTAGATATAATTTATTATTTACTCAATCACTAAATATGACAGTTCCAATGAATATAAATTTGACTGTTGGTAATATAATTTATGCCGAATTTCCACGAATCCAAATTGGAGATAAATTCGAGGCTGACGACCAACAAAGTGGAAATTATCTCATTAAGGAACTTAGACATCACATTGAACCTGCTATGTGCCTAACTAGTTTAAAACTAATACGAGATAGCTATGGTCTATATGGCTCATCTAACACTAATTAACTATGAAAATTCAACACGCAATTTCCGAAATTACAATTACCTTAGAATCATCCAATCTAGGTAGTCAAAGACGAAGATATTTAGAAAACTATTTGGATGAACTGGTAACGTATCAAACTCATCATCCAGATGCTGTTGATGTGCCGAGTTCACTTGAAATTTACTGCGATAGTAATCCAGAAGCTCCAGAATGCAGACAATATGATGTGTAATTATGATTGAAGAGACTTTATTTAAATCAAACTTTCTAGGTAAGGATGGATTTATTTGGTGGTTAGGACAAGTAGCACCACCAGAAGTTTGGGATATTCCAAGTAAAGTTAGTATCAATTTCGTAGAGAATGAGAAAGCCTGGGCTGCTAGATGTAAAGTGAGAATCATTGGATATCATACTTATGATAGAAATGAGCTTTCAGATAATGATTTGCCTTGGGCACATATTATGATGGGACCAACTGATGGGAATGCTCAGGGTGGATATGGAAAGACACATAAGTTAGTTGGAGGAGAAACAGTATTTGGATTTTTTCTAGATGGTGACGATGCTCAACAACCCGTAATTTCTGGAGTTTTATATCGTAATTCAAATGTTCAAAATTTTCCAATAGATGATATTGCGTTTAAACCATTCCCTGGAACTGGAGCGAATTCCCGAATTACTCAAGGTCCTACTAAACAACTCAATGTAAGTACACAACTTTCTCCGCCCAATCCAGCTTCTGGTATTAGTTCAAATACCAATTCTCCCATTTCATCAACTGTATCAAATGTTAAGAATGCCTCAGATAAATTCTTTCCAAATGATAAGGCTCTACAGGTAGCATATGCTACTGTGGGGTCAAAAAAGATACTCTCGGAGAATGGCTGCAATGATAATATCATTGGAAAAATTACATCTGCAATTCAAAATTTTATTGCAACAGTTACAGGGCTTCAGAGTTATTTGAATACTTATATTGACCCAGTTTTGAATGTTTTTGTAGATATTCAAAATGAAATTCGGAATACTACCAGAATTATTGTTGGAGCAATGAAGTTTCTTATCAATAATATGAGAAATGTTTTGATGAAAATTGTGGGAAATCTATTTTCACAATTTGTTGGACTAGTAGTTCCCATTCCTCAACAACCAATTGTTGGTGAGGCGGCAAAAAATATTATCAATATTATCTTCTGTTTATTTGAGAATATTCTAGATATTGCTTCACCGTTTATTGAAGATTTACTCAGCAGATTGGTTGGAAATGTTATAAATGCTCCATTATGTGCAATTGAAGAATTTATTGCAGCAATTTTAAGTCAAGTCTTAAGTATCATTGATGAACTGTTAGGTCCTGTTGTGAGTGGATTGGATTGGTTAATGAGTGGAGCATCTCAGATTTCTAGTATATTATCTCAAGCGAGTTCAATTGCAACTCAGATTTTTAACTTAATTGGATGTGATAATTTAAAGTGCGAAGCTCCATCTGAATGGTCCTTGAATTCTGGGCCTAGTGCAGGTCAATATGATAATTGGAACCGAGTAGTGAGTAAGATGAACATTATTGATGGATTCGGTGAAAATCTGAATGTATCTATAAATTCACTATCCATATATGGGTATGGTTCTGATGCGGGACTTTTCAACGAATGTTATCAGAGAGTAAATTCTCCACAATCTCAGTCAGATTTAGTAAGCAATAATACTCTATACGTAAATTGTTTGCCTCCTGAGGTAGAAATTTATGGAGATGGATTTGGTGCCTATGCAATTCCTGTAGTGGGAACAAATGGGTCAATTTTATCTATAGAGCTTATCAATTCTGGTTACGGATATTCAGTCCTACCAAATATTAACATTATTGATAACACTAATTATGGTTCAGGTGCAAAGGCAAATGCTATTCTTGAAAATGGAAAAATATCTCAAATTTACCTTACTTCTGCGGGTTCAGGGTATTGTGAGACCAATTTAAACAATATTATTCGGATTCCGTACTATGTAATTATTCCAAATCGGTATTCTTTATATGAAGGAGAAACTTGTGAATTTTCAATATTTACAGAAAATGTTTTAGATGGAACTATATTAACATATTCATTGGGAGGAGATATTTCAAGTGATGATGTAGTTAATGATTTAGTTGGGAATGTTTTAATTTTTAATAATCAAGCAATTGTTCCCATAACAATTTCACAAGATACTCTAAATGAGCAGTTGGAGGAACTTGTATTTGACCTATTGGATTCTGACCAAAATATTGTTGCAAGAGCGAAAATCTTAATTAACGATAAACTTTCTCCAATAGTACAACCTACTTTAACTAAGCCTCCACTATTGGGAGTCTCTACGTATTTTCCTCCAAATTCAGCAGAATTTTCATCTCCTGTTGGAATTATAACTTCAGTTGTGATTATATCTCCTGGAATTGGATATACTTCTGGAGACGTAATTGATATTGGTGGTGTTTCAGTTACTCCAATTGTAAGTCCAATTGGTGCAATTGTTGGAGTAACTTCTATACCTAATACCAAAGAATTTACGGAGATTCCTAATTATGGTATAGATAGTAAGACTGGAGAAGGACTTGAATTCTATCCTGTCTTACAATATATTCCAAAAACTAATACTCCTGGAATTATATTAAATCAACTCGGAGTTATAGATGTGGTGGATTGTGTATGACGCAGAATAATGAAGGTTATGATATTGAAACTCTAGCTGCAGCTAAAGTTTATAGTAATGTTTCACAAGATGGAAATGTTATAGAATATGGCTTGACCACTGATGGTGGGAATGTTCAATTGATGCAGAAAGATGGGAAGAGAATTGAAGTTGTTCCAAGTACTTCGTGTGAATATGTAGGCAAACAATGTAATGTGGGAGAGCCTGGTAAGGTGATTCTTGTAGAGAATGGAAATCTTCATCTAGAAGCTCAAAATGGTGATATTATACTGAAAGCTAGAAATATTCGTATTGTTGCTGAAGATGGAAGTGGTGAAATTACCATTAATTCTGGAAAAATTATTGATATTCGTGCTCCATACATTAAAGAAAATGGTACAAATATTACAGTAACTGCTACTGGAAATCTAGAAACTTTGGCTGGAACCAAATCTTCATCTGCACAAATTCTAAATGCAGATTCTAGTGCGACGGATTTATTGCAGGGTAGTTTTTTTGGTCAAATCTTAAGTGGATTGCAATCTCTTAAGAAATTCTTTCAGAATGGTACATTGAGTTAAATGGCCCATATTGCTTCAATCGCCAATGTTGGTGACAAATTAGTTGTTGGTCAAGTTGATACCTCATTTTTAACTGGAACTTCTAGAGTGACTCCTGGAACTGTGGTTTTAAATGGACCAGTTTATATTGGAGCAACACCGCAAATTGGAGTTGCTAGAGCTACTTGTATGATTGGGCCACCACTTCCTGGATTGGCTCTTCCTGCATCTTTAGAAGTATTAGGAATCTCAAATATAAATGGAGTAACAAATGTTCTGGGAAATCTAAATGTTGCAGCAGTGAGTAATTTTACTGGAACGATTACAGTAAATGCAATTGCAATTAAGAATGGATTGGATTTGAAGAATTCACAAAATATCTCAAATTCAAATTCAATCGCTAATGGCCCAGTTAATATAAATGGACCATTGAATGTCACACAAATTATAACTACTCCAAAAATTATTGCAGCATATGGAGCATTTTCCTCTGTTGCTGCCCCATTTAAAAAATTTGATATTCCGCATCCAAATAAGTCGGGAATGAGATTAAGACACGCCTGTTTGGAAGGACCAGAAATTGGGGTATATTGTAGAGGAAGATTATTGGGAAATGATGTAATTGACCTTCCTGAGTATTGGCGAGGATTGGTAAATTATGATACTATAACCGTTCATCTAACATCACACAATAAATTTCAAAAATTATATGTTTTGGGTATGGAACGCAATAATAATTCTATAGTTATTTCAAATCATTCATTTAATTCAATAGATTGTAGTTACATAGTGTATGCTGAGAGAATTGATGTAAATAAGTTAGAAGTTGAATACACAAGTGAGGAAATGATATAATGTCTTCATCTAAGGAAATTATAGCTAATTTACAGCAGGAGCTACTAAACAAGAGAAATCAAAGAGATTCTCTTATTAGTAGGTTAACTCTGTTGGATATAGACTTAGATAAGTATACAAATTTAGTCAGTAAAATTGATGAAGATGCTAAGAAGACAATAAAAATTATTAACGATTACATTGTGCAAGTAAAGCTTGCATACGATGCACGAATTTCTGCGGGCTGTAGAAGTGATTTAGTTTGGGTTTTTATTGAATCTTGGGCACCGAATTCTGAGTTTTCGGTTAGTCCAACAGAGAGTTTAACATATTATAAGTATGAGGTTAAAAAGAATATCAATACCTATTCTTATATTCCATATAGAGGAATCAAATATTATAAAAAACCATTGGACAGAGAATACGGGTCAAATATTGTAGCTGGATTTTCTGGAGCAATTGATACTAATAGCAATGTAATTGCCGTAACTTTCAATGAAAATCTGATTAATAATATCTCTACTGGAGATTTAATTGTAGATACCTTAGGAACTCCTAGTGCTATTCCAATAATACCCTTGCCTACTGTTATTGGTTTTGGAGTAACCGAACGAGTGGGTCTCGTGACCACTTTAGTTGGTGGAATTTCTTCTGGCTCAACCATTTTTCAACATTATGGTTCTGGAGTCTCGTCCGTGGGCATTATTACAGGTATGAGATTTCAATACCAAAATTTAATTAATTCTTCAATTGTTGGATTTGGAACAACTTCGGTTAACATCACTTATTTAAACACCATTGGTGGATATTCCACGAGTTCATTACAATGCAATAGTTTAATTTTAGATTCTCCAGCTTCACAGAATATTAGTGAGGCAGAGTTTACTGTTGGAATTGTTGCGAAGTATCCCGCAATTTTTATTTCTACGGTGGCCAATACCTCTACCGAAAATACAAATTTTTCCGCAATACGACAAAATACGGTTCAACTTGATTTTGATTATACTCAAAATCCGTTTGAACCACTATCAATTGGAGTGGTTTCTTCGGAAACTTTAGGTGTAGGATATAGCGCATATTTAGATTCTTCTGGAAGTCCAACTCCAACTCAAACTTGGAGTCCAAGTCAGTCTTATTTTGACGAATCAATTTCGGCTATAGTAAATCCAGAACCTTCCGTTGGAGCAGGTAGAGCTGAATTTTATTTTGGTACATTTTCCTGGCCAATATTTAGAGATTGTTCTGATATATTGTTAATTGGATGTGCATCGTCCATTGCTCCTGAAGGAACAGTAGCTATCACTACTAGTATCATTACAACAGGAATTGGTTCTACTACTCAATATTCTGCTGTTGGATTGGCTTATACGAGTAATATAGGTATTGCTACTGATGGAGTTTCTTGTAATCAATTGCAACAAAATATTGATGATGCATTATCAACTCTAACTGTTATTTTGGCTCAAAATTCTCCAATTTTGGAACCATTAATTGGGTCTACGAATGCACTTCGTAGAGATAGAGACAGAAAACAACTGGAAGCTTGGTCAGTTCTTCAAGGAATTGGTGGATTAACTGAAAATATTTCAACTTTAGAACAAGATATTGATGAGTTGGAGAGAATTGACTTTACTTCATATGAAACGGAATAATATTGGGTTTATAAAGTTGATAAATATCTTAAGAACATAAATCAATTCATATACATAATGTCTGATAGATATCCACTTATAGCTAATTCTACTACAAGTAGGATTGAAGAATTAGCAACTGGTGATAATTTAAACTTAGAAAATAGTGGTATTGTTGGAGCGACTACGATTACCTCGGAATTATTCGTTGGTGATTTGGAAGGAACAGCAGGATATGCAATCACCTTAACGGATGCGAAGAATATATTAACAGGAACAATAAGTACAGAAAGACTTTCTGGTAGATATTATATTGGCGTTACAACAGCCGAAAATTTACAAAATGCGGAAAATATATTAGATGGTATTATATCTCCAGATAGACTTTCTGGAAATTATGATATCAATATTCTTGGTATTGCTCAGACTGCAATCTATTTACCATTTGCAGAAAATATAGTAGGTGGTACAGTAGATGCAGCCAGATTATCTGGACTGTATAATATTGATATCTCTGGAATTTCTTCATTCGCATTAGACATACCTTCAAGAACATATGATATTTCGGTAGCGGGAACGTCAAATTATTCTAATGTTTCTGGCGCATCAACTACAACTCGGGATGTTACAATTGTTGATACTAACTCAGCATCAACATTTTATCCAGCTCTTGCTCCAGGAATTGGAACGGTTCAATTAAATGCGAGTTCATCAAAATTTTCAGCTATACCAAGTACTGGAAGACTTGGAATCAACACTAGTTTACCTGAATATAATTTAGATGTTCGTGGTGATATTGCATTTGATGGGTATCTATATGCTCCAGTCCTACCTGGCTTAGTAAAGTTTGCAACTGGAACTCTATCTGGAGCTACTCCCAATATTATAAGTATAGACACAAGTTCACTATTACCTGGAGATTTTGTTGTTGATTCTCCTCAACTGAGAATCCCTAACGATACATATATTCAATCTATTGGAGGTGGGTTTGTTGTTCTTACTAAAAATCATTTAGTTGGTGGTTCGGAAAGTAGAACAATACGATTTGATAGAGGACCTAGAGTTGGAACGGGAGCCACAACTCAAGTCCTAACTTCTAGAGGAGACACACTACCTCCTGTTTGGGCAGATGCTGTAGCCTCAATCACGGTAGAAGTTTCAGAAGCGAATAATAATGTAGAGTATAAATTAGTATTAGCGGAGAACCCATCTTCTCAAGTACAGTTGAAAACTGATACAGCAGACTTAACCTTCAATTCTACTAGTAATAGATTAGCCGTTTCGGGTTCTGTTGAATCTCCAAGATTTATTGGAAATTTAACTGGTATTGCCTCAACAGCTATTGATGTGATTGGTGGGATTGCAGATGTTCAGACATTGGAAGTTTCTGGAGATTCTCTATTAAATGATGTAAATGCCGATATTCTTGTCGCAACTACTCTATTTGGAGATGGTGTTAATCTAACTGGAATTGTAACACACATTACTTCTGGAATTGGAGTTGTACTTGACCCAGCTAATGGTAAAGGTAGAGTTAGAGTAGATGCATATAAGCCTAATGGCAAGACTATATTTGTTACTCAAGCTGGAGATGATAATAATACTGGATTGGCGGAGAATCACGCAAAGAAAACAATTAAAGCAGCGGCTGCTATAGCAGTTTTTGGTGATACTATTAAGGTATTTCCTGGATTTTACGTTGAAGAAAACCCAATTGTATTGAAGCCTACAGTCTCAGTTGAGGGGGGAGAACTTAGAAACGTTGTAGTTGCGCCAAAATATCCAAATCTTGATTTATATCAAGTTAATAACGGTTGTCATATTGCAGATATGAGCTTTAGAGAGAATCAGGCTCAGAGTATGACTGATGGTGCTGCAGTAGTCGCATTTCAGCCACTTCTAGGAGTTGCGGTAAATAGATTTTTTGATGCTGCAAATCTAATTCGCACAAATTTAGATTATATTGCAAAAGAATCTGTTGGATTTCTAACTAGTGGATTTAGTGGATTTGCGGGAAATCACAGAGAACAAGATGCGGCTAGGCTTTTAGAGAATAATTTAAGCTATATCGCAGCAGAAACAGTTGGGTTCTTAACCTCCGTATCTGGATTGAATTTTAGTGTTCCTGGACCAGGAACAACTTTAGATTGCTTTGATGATATTCGGGATATTTATAATTCTGTATTGTATGATTTGAAGGCTAATAGTAATAGAAAAACTATTGGTGCTGCATCAACTTATTTTAATTCATCTGGTGCGCTTCAATATATTACTGGAATTGGAGTAAGTCAGGCTACAGTTAACGCAGTACAATACTCTATAGGAATTGCTCAGTCTGTAATTAATAATGTTTCTCCTCCAATTTCATATCAATCTGGAATTGGAAGTATTCGCCAAACTTTAATTCCTTCAGTTGTACCTGTTGTGGGAGGATGTGTGGCGGTTGCGACAACTATCAGACAGTTAGTTGGAATAGTTACCACTTCAATTGGAATTGGAAATACCAATAGCGTTCCAGCTTTAAGATTTGGAGTAATGTTAGAGAGTGATAAATGTGTGAGTGATGTTAAAGATATTTGGAAATGTATTATTCACGATATTACTCGGGGTGGAAATTCAAGGTCTATAGATTCTGGTAGAATATATTATGATTCTAATTGGAATTTAAAGCCAGGAATACTAAAAAACCCACAAGAAAGAGCCCAGACAGTTTCTGCTGTGGATTATTCCTTCAATGTAGCCAGAGCAATTGTTAATAATGTAACCTGGGGTGGATTTCCAGTTGGACTTGGAATTAATGTATCAGATGCCGTATATGATGCAACTTCTGGAATTGTTACAATTACTGCAACAAATCACGGATTAGTTAAAGATAGTTCCGTGAGAATAGTCGGACTCGGATTTACTTGTCCTTCTGGTATTGGAACATTAGTTTATCCTACTGGAAGTCAGGGAAGTATTTTCAATGTTCATAATGTGATTGGTGTAAATACTTTCTCTTCCGTGGTTGGACAATCTACTTTACCTCATACTTATGTTTCAGGTGGAACGGTTCAAAGATATACCAATATTCAGAATGATTTCTATCAAGTTAAAGATTTACAGCTACCAAACGACCCATTGACTGGATTTAATAATGGTATTACTGGTTGTTCAAATGTAATTTCTGCAATTCGCTCCTGTGTGGGAATTGTGACCAATATAGTGGGTCTTGGGTCTTCTGCATTTACTGTAGTTGGTATTCGTACTACGTATCCAGGAAATAGTGGAATTGGATTTACCTCACACGTAAGAGTTACTTCTGCAACCTATGATAATACTAGTGGAATTACCACAGTTCTGGCTCCAGGATTAAGAGCTATTGTTGGAGAAACGATTGAATTGAGAGATTTGACTTTTAGTTGTAATTCTGGAAGTGGTAGTACGACACAAATCTTTCCTTCTGGAGTTTATGGATACGATTTTCCAATTATTAAGACTAACTCAAATGGAGCAATTCAAGTTTATGTAGGAGCGTCCACACTTCCTCATACTTACGTGGGTGGAGGAGTTGTTGTGGAGAGAACAGTTTCGGTTTCTACGGCATCTTATCAAAATACTACTGGAATTGTAACAATAACCGCAAGCGGATTATCTATAAAAACTGGAGACCTAGTTACAATTCGTAATCTAAACTTCTCCTGCAGTAGTGGTGGTGGAACGACTACAATTTATCCTACTGGTAGTCAGGGATATAGATTTAAAGTATTGGATATAGTTTCGGATAAGCCTAGAGCGGTAACTCAAGCAACATATAATAATACTACTGGAATTGCAAATATTACAGCTCCTGGAATTGGAATTACGGTTAATGATTTAGTAGAACTTCAGAATTTAGAATTTAGTTGCCCAGGAAGTCCTCCAAATCTACTCTTCCCATCAGGAAAAAATGGAACTAGATTTAGAGTATTAACTTCAGTTGGGTCTACATTTACTGTAAACGTAGGGCCATCTACAATTAGTCATACTTATGTGTCTGGTGGAGTAGCCATTGGTAGAACTCAAACTGCAGGTAATACTTTTACTATTCAAGTTGGTCCATCTACAATAACTCATAGTTATGTTTCAGGAGGAGTTGCTATTCCTCCATTCTCTCGTGGAGTTGGAATTACTCCACAAGGTCCATATGTAAAGAACTGTACTAACTTTATTTCTGGCTCAATCGGAATGAAAGTGAATGGATTTGATGCCGAACCTGGAGATAAGGATGATATTGGCGTGACGGGAACAATGAGTGTAGATAGTTATACACAATTTAATCAAGGAGGTATTGGAGTTTCTATTACAAATGGTGCCTATGCTCAGCTAGTTTCAATCTTCACCATTTGTGATGATATTGCAATTTTTACGGGTTCAGGCGGACAATGTGATATTGTTAACTCTAACTCTTCATTTGGACGACTTGGTTTGTATGCGAATGGTATTGGTGATGCTACTACTGGGTCTACCTATCATTCTACAGGAGTTGTAGAAGTTGAAGCATTGGCGAGAACAAATGTTTTGACTGTCTCTGGAATTGGAAATTATCGTCCATATGATGGTCAAGTTTGCTATTTTGGTGAGAAATTCTTCTTTGTTGAGACAATTAGTGTTACAAATGGTGGGTCTAATTATACTACGGCACCAAGAGTTACGGTTTCTGCACCAGAAGGTCAAAATGGAATCACGGTTCAAGCTACAACCACAATACAAAATGGAAGTGTTATTTCCGTAAATATTCTAAATTCTGGTTCTCAATATAGAACTCCACCCATCATTACTATTGCACCACCATTTGTTGGTGGAACACAGGCCACGGCTACAGTGAGTAGTATGCAGCCAATTTACTATAAAGTAGATAGTGCAACACTTCCATCTTCTGGAATTTCTACAGTATCCTTTTTACAATCCTTTAACAATACAATTAGTGTTGGAACTACTGTGTATTTTTCAAGAGTAAGTCAGCAAATTGTTTGTTCTCACTCTTTTGAATGGGTGGGCTCTGGAAATGATATAAATAGAGCAAAGCCAGCTCTTGGAGGAGTCACTGTTCCCGAAAATGAAACCGTTCAAAAAGACGGAGGCATAGTCATATACACTTCAACCAATCAAGCTGGTAACTTTAAAATTGGTGATGGTATTATTATCAATCAAGCTACAGGTCAAATTACTGGAAGAGATTTCACTAAAGCATTGTTCACCACAATGACTCCACTCATTCTTGCATTATCCGATTAAGGAGGTTTAATTAAATGGCTATTGCCGCAGCCGCAGTTAATAATTTTAGAACAGTTTCTAAGGTAGTTACCACTACTGTAGATGAGGTCTATCGTGCTCCTATTGGATACGTTGGAGTATTTTTGATGGCTCAATGTGTAAACATTAGTGCAGATACACAACAAGTTAGCTTTTATCATAATAGAGTTGTCTCTGGAATTGGAACTATAACTACTGAAATTGTAAAGGATTTTGATATTCCAACTAAAGATACTGCAAATCTGCTATCTGGAAAATTGGTTCTAGAAACTGATGATTTCGTTACTATAAATGCGAATACAAACTCAACTTTGAAGTTTTTGTGTTCCGTCATTGAAACTTCAAACTAATACTACATAAAATATAGATAGCCAGATATGAGCAATTCACCCTCAAGATATTCTAGTAAAAGAGTTAAGAGAATACCACAATCTGGAATACGTTCAGATAGATACCAATTTTTGGGGTTGGACCAAGCTGAACCAGATTTGGGAGACCCGAATGTAGGTCCTTCTTCTGTTGGTGCAAATCCATATACTGGCCTAATTCAAGATGCATATATTTTAGTATCTGATGATAGCAATAATGGAAAAAGATACTGGTTAAATCAACAAAATATTATTAGTGGAGGAGTAGTTAGTCCTGGTTCTGTTACCATACGAGATACTGGAGTTATTAAAGGACTGGCTAATCAAATTACGGATTTAAACTTTATTGGTTCTGGAGTAACCATTGTAAGTCCAGGGTCTTTTTCTGGAGCTGGACTCAGTTCTGTTGATATTAGTATTTCTGTTAGTGATGTTTCGGTCAATTCTGGAAATACAAATTCAGTCATTTATAGAGACAATACTAAATTAGCTCAAGCAGCACCTAATTTTTATTATAATCCATCTACAAGTAGAGTTGGAATTGGAACATCTCTTCCAACTCAATTACTGGATGTAAGTGGTGATGCTACGGTTTCTGGAATATTAACGACTAATCGGTTATTTTCAAAAGAATTTAGAGTCGGTAAATTAACTATTGATGAAACTGCATTTTCATCATTTTCATCCGATACTATTGGTATCGGAACTACTTTAGCTAGGTCCAATCTAGATGTAATCGGTAGTGCTATAATTAGTGGAGACGTTTCAATTGGTGGAATTTCTACAATACCTAGATTATTTTCGCAAAATATTGTAGTATCCTCTGCCTCTAGCTTTGGTTCCATAAGTATTGGAAATACTCAAGTATTCAGTTCAGATAGACAGCTTCAAAATATCACATCTATAGATTCAGTCACAAAAAATACAATCGATTTAGCAATTCGTACTACTCCGAATTCATTTGACGATTTAGCTGTAGTCGGGTTAACCACATTATCTACCGTTCTGATTACTGGAATTGCTACAACCAAAGATTTTAATGTTACGGGAATTGCTACGATTAGTTCTCTACAGGTTTCAAACCTAAGAGTTGTTGGATTTGCTACCATTAGTTCTCTGGGTGTTTCTGGATTAACAACCACTCAGAATTTGAATGTATTGGGTATTGCTACAGTAAATACTTTAGGAGTTTCTGGATTAACTACAACTCGGAATTTGAACGTAGTTGGAATGGCTACGATTGCTAATATAAGTGTTGGCGCATCTATCGGAATTGGAACTACTGTTGCTAGGTATAATTTAGATGTAAATGGAACCACCAGACTACTTAATGGTTTAATTTTATATGATACTGATCTTCAAGAGTATAATCCTGGAGCAGTAGGTGAGGTTCTACTTTCACAAGGAGCTGCACTACCTCCAAGATGGGGAAGTTCCGATCAAGTAAATACAGGTTCTGCAACTGCTGTTTCTACTGTGGACCGAAATGGAATTGATAGAGATTATTATGTAACTTTCGTTCAAAATACTTCAGGAAATCAGAGTATTTTCTTAGATAGTTCTGGTGCAATTTTATATAATCCATTTAAAGACCAATTGAGTGTGAATTCGCTCGTGGTGAACGACATTCAATTAACTGGATTAAATAGACAAACCGTTGGTGTCGTCACGACCACAAATAAAAATGAAGTTATTTTGGATATCTTAGATACTTCTCAATTTCGTAGTGCTAGGTATACGGTTCAAGTCAATAGTATTGGTCAACTTGTGCTCAATAGTGATGTTTCTGTAGGTATTTCTTCTTCTGGTAGAAATTATTATCCAGGAGTATATTCAAATATTCCATTGAATAGGTTAACTGGAATAGGTTCAGATGCTGTTGCACAAGTTACAGTTTCTCCAGAAGTCACGACTGAGATTGTAAGGTCTAATGTCGGAATACTAAGCACAAGTGCAAATATAACAGGAATAGTGTCCTCGCAATTTATAGTATTTGATAGGACAATTTCTCCAAGTCAATTTGAAAATAGTAAAGTTACAACTATTAATATCATAGATCCTGGAATTGGATATACGCAATTTCCTTCGTTAACTTTAAGTAGTCCAATCATTTCAGGTAATTCGATTGAGGGAGTTGGAGTAGGCTCTACTGCTATTGTAAGTGTTCTTACTGGAAATGTCTCCAATATTAACTTGAATAGTATTGGAGTTATAACTTCTAGTATTCCAACAATAACTGTAAGTTCTTCTAGTGGAATCGGAACTACTGCAATTGCTACAGTTTCATTTGGAGTATCTTCAATATTAGTTACAAATCCTGGGTCGGGATATCGGGGTATTCCTGTTGTTACTCCCACTGTTCAATTCCCACAAACTCCTCTTGTGGTGGGAGTATCAAGTGTAATTATAACTAAAATATTTACTACAAGCTCAGGATTTGGATATACTGTTGGAGAGTTGAATAAAGTAGTGGTATTTAGCTCTGGTAATGCAGCAGCGGCAAATACAAACTTCAGTTTACCATCCTCACCTCTTGGATATACTATTGTGACTCCAGGATTTAATTATACAACTCCTCCAAATTTTACGGTAAGTTCTCCAAATGTTGGGTCTGAGGTTGGAATATTAACCTCAACTTTAGGTATATCTTCAGTAATTATCACAAGTCCAGGATTTGGATATTCTGTTTCTCCTAATATATCTCTTGGTCCTAATATTAACCCATCATTAATTGGATTTGCTGGTTATGTTGCGATGGGAGTGAGTAGTTTTGGTTTACGTATTTTTGGTGGAGTTGGATATGTGAGTCCTCCATCAGTAAGTTTTACTGCAGTCGGAGGAATTGGAACTGGAGCTGCTGCAAACGCAAATATTAATGTTGGAGGTCAGGTAGACACTATCACCATTACAAATGTTGGGTCTGGATATAGCACTCCTCCAATAATCAATTTCAGTGGTGGTGGACCTAGTGTTTCTGCTGCCGCAACTATTCGTTCTATGCTCGGATTGTCCTATGTGGTCACAAATCCTGGATATGGAGTGTCCACTGTTGTTCCTATTTCTTTTCCTGGAACAACTGCAGAATTTATTGATTTCAATTCAACAAAAACTGGAACTGTTGGATTTGCTACCACCTCCGTTGTAAATTCAGTAATATTTTCATCTCAGGGAACTTTATCTATCGCTTCTACTACAATTATTAGTGGAATATCCACATTCGCAACCATAATTCTACAAAGAAATGGAGACTTGTCCGCAATTAATGCTACATCCATTTCTGGAATAGATACTACTTCAATTATAGTTGGATTTGGAATTACAGGAACAAATGTTCAATCAAATACTCTAATTAACTCTATATCATCTAGTGGAGGAGGAACAGTTGGATTATCTAGGTCTATGACGAACTCTGAAGTTGGATTTGGCCTAACATTCTTTATCTCCGATACTCTATCTTCTCGTATTATTGTTGGCCAGGGTGTTTCTGGAACTAACATCAATCCGACAATAAATGGAACAATAGTTACTGCTATTGGAAATAGTCAAGTATTCATTTCAACATCAACTTTAAATTCTGGAATTCAAACTTCAGTATTTAGTTTTGGAACAAATCAAACCACTCCAGGAAGCATCACAGCTAACTTCATCTCTGGTATTACTACCAGTGGAGTTGTAGTTGGACAACGAGTTACAAATATTGGAGTTTTAACTACAAATACAAATGTAAGCTCTATATCTAACGGAAGAGTGAATTTAGATAAATTTTCTATAAACTCTTCAATTTCTACTTCCTCGTTTACATTCTCAGATATTACAGCAATATCGGGATTTGGATTAGACGGCACGGCATTGATGGGAGTGGGTCAGGTTTCTGTTTGGAATAATGCTTCTGGAGCTGGATATACTGCGATTCCTACCATAACAATTAGTGGTGCAGGTGTTGGAGCTTCGGTTGTCGTAAATTCTTTGGGAATTTCTACAAACTGTTTCTCTATCACAAATCCAGGAATATATACTGCTACAATTCCTAATATATTGATTACTCCTCCAAATGTTGGAGGACAAGCTCCAACTGCTGTCGTTGGAATTGGAGTTTCTAGATTGTCCATTACTTCTCCTGGAACGTATTCTGGAAGTAATCCAACATTTACATTTTCAGATGGTGGAAATATTCCATCAATTCCAGCTCAGGCACAAGTTGATACTATATGTTTAACTGGAATATTTGTTGCAAATTCTGGTTCAGGATATACTGTTGGTAATTTACCTATTGCTGCTACATTTAGTAATAATACACTAAGTGCTAATGTTGGTATGAGATTGGAGTCATTTAATATTTCAAATCCTGGTCTTGGATATAGTTTTGCCCCGACAGTAACTGTAGGAATTTCGTCATTATTGATTGGTGGAGTTGGAGCGGCACTAAGTTCTAGTTTAGCACAATTTGGACCAGAATCTAGTCTTTATGCTGGTCCTGGTTATGGCTCAACTTTTGTATATTATATTTCTCCAGTTAATTCAAATTCATTCAGATTATATCGTGATGCGGCACTAACTTCTCCTATTGTTATTGGAATTTCAACTCTGGGCAATCCGATTGGATATATTGGTGGTAGAGTAACTGGCGTTACCGTGACTTCTGATGGGTCTGGATATTCAGTTGGAAATATTTTGGGTATAACTTCTGCTGGAATAGGAAATACTTTCGTTTCTTATGTAGGAACAGGATTTAGTGGTACTGTATCTAGAGTAATTCAAAATTATCAAACCAGTGATATTATGATGTTACAATCTGTAGGCTCGGCAAATACAAGTGTGGATATTGCAGAAAGTATAGGGATTTCAAATTTGAACGATTTACTGGAATTTGATTCTGATTTATCTGGTACAACTGCGAGATTAAAGGCAACGCCTAAATACAACAATAATACAGTTAAATTGTCTAGAACTACAATAACTATCTAAATAATATACGGAGTTTATTTTATAATATGGCTAAATATCGGATTGGGTTTAGTTCACAATTTACATTAACCGATGGTAAAGTTGGAATTGGAACAACAAATCCAATATCAAAGCTTTCTGTACTTGGTGATGTAAACGTTGTTGGTGTAATCACATCTTCAGCATTCTCTGGCGACAACTATAATGCATATCCATTTTATTCTGGAGTCACGAGTTCTACCTATGCCTCTCCATCTGGAATTATGACTCCAGTATTGCAATTCTCACCTACTCCGAATAGAAGATATATTATACACTCAATTAATGTAGCAAATAAGGCAAGATTTCAACCTCAAGGAGCTGGAGCTACGGTATCCATTTCTACCGCAACGGGAGCAGTTACGTTCTTAACTCTTACTGGTGCAGGAACTGGATATACTTCTGCAGATACATTTGTTGGATTTGGTACAACGAATGCTCAGAATTTAGTTCCAGGATTGATTTCTTTTGCGACGACTACATTTATTGGACTAGGAACTGTAGGAGACCCAGAATATATCGGAGTTACGAGTGCAATCGGTATTATTACTGCGGTTTCTGGAGGAGCTATTACAGGAGTTGCAATTACTTATGGTGGATTTGGGTATACGAATATTCCAATCGTAACTATTCGTCCTCCTGTGGGAGGTGGTACACAGGCTACAGGAGTGGCGACAGTTACATACGGTGAAGTAGTGTCGGCATTTCTTACTACTCCAGGAACAGGCTATGTAGAGCCTCCTGTGGTTTCAATTCTTTCTGGAACAGGAACCTTTGCGACTATCATTCCACAAGTAGATTCTGATGGAAAGCTTTTAAATTTAGCCGTGACTGAGAGAGGATATGGATATTCTAGATTGAATGTTTTAGGAAATAATGAAGAGAATGAGGTTTATATTTCTCTTCCAGGATTGGCTAAGACTGAAGTAGGAGTAGATGTAAGAATTGATAGATTTCCAGTTGGAGGAGGAACTACGGTTGAGAGTTATCTAGCTTTTGACGTTCCTATTCCCATTGGTGGGTCTGTGGAGATTCTCAAGAAGCCAGCAGTCTTAAATCCAAATGATATTATTCAACTTCGGGGAATTGATTTTGATGGTTCTGGATTGTCTAATGCAATTGATGTGTGTATCTCTTATGAAGAAACTACAAATCTTAATTTTATTGGATTTGGAACCATTACTGGAGTTAATTCTGGTCTGGGAACGGCAATTCTAAATGTGGGAATTATTTCTGCTACAACTCGTCCAATTTTGGTAGAATCATTGAGATTTACAAATACTGAGTTTGTGGGAGATTATGATATTTCAGTAAAAGTTGTGACTGGAGTTGGACAGACATTTTATCTAGTGAGAAATTTGATGCTTCCAGCATTTTCTTCGGTTGAATTGTGTGAAACTCCAAGAAGATTGCAAATTGGAGACCAGCTATTGTTAGATAACGAAACTGTTGGAGTTGACGACAATCTACCACAAACCATAGATATTCAATTATCTGGTAGAACAATTACATTCTGAGGAATTATTATGAGTATTTTTATTGCTTTACCTTGCTACGGTGGATTAGTTTGTGAAAAGACTACAATGAGTCTGTTTAATCTGGGAAAATTATTAGTAAGAGAAGGTGTGCCTCACGGACTATTCACAGTTGCAAATTCATCTTTGATTTCTCAGGGAAGAAGTAAAATTGCAAATTTCTTTTTAAATAATACTGAGCACGAATATCTATTCTTTCTAGATAGTGATATTGGATTTGACCCAACATCTGTTCTTCAACTCTTAAGGCACGATAAAGATGTTATTGCCGCTCCATATCCAATGAAGTCTATACCTCTAAGATATAATTATAAAATTTTAGAGCCAGAAGAAACTCAAGGAGATTTAATTAAAATTGAGCATAATGGAATGGGATTCGTGATGATTCATCGCAGAGTATTTTATACAATTGCGAGTGCTTATCCAGAATTAAAATATTATCCATCTCTTGAAGATAGTAATGTGAGGCCCACTGAAGCCGAATATCATAATTCATATCACTACTTTCTAGAATATAAATATGGACCAAATTATATGGCCGAAGATATTAGTTTCTTCTTTCGGGCTCGTAGTTTAGGTTATGATTGTTGGTTAGACAAGAGTATTTCTCTTTCACATACTGGTTCACATATTTTTGGAGAATAATGAATGTCTGACCTAAGAACTAATATTTTTAGTTTAAGTGAGGTTTATGAACTTCAGAAGGAAGGATTTTGGGTGAATACTAGCAGAGAAGCATATAGAAACTATCAATATCTTGTGGGAGGAGCCATCAATGGTGTTCCTACTATTGGCGTGTCTTCATCATTTCGAATTGACTTTTCAAATGATACCCGAACAATTAGGAGAGGTACACTTGCTTGGCGGCTTGGCGCAATCAGTTCAAATTTAAATTTTGCATATTTAGATATAAACCCTGAAACTACATTCCAAAGAATATCTTATTCAAATGATTTAATTGCTTCACAATTTAGGTCTGTTTCTTTGATTCCAACTTTTCTTCGCAGAGGTAGATCAGGTTTTGGAAATATAAATTTCGGATATTTTTCTGGAGGATGGAATGAAAATCCGCAATTAATATCAAATGTTGAGAGACTCAATTACGCAAATGATGTAGTTTCTCCAACAATGAGAGGACCATTAGAGCAAGCTATAGCACTTCAAGGTTCATATAGTACTTCAGATTTCGGTTGGGTAACAGGAGGAGGAGGAATTTCATCTCCTATCAGCATCTCAAAAATATCTAGAATTACATATGCGAATGATATGAATGTTGCTAGAGTCCGAAGTTTTCTACCTACGATACATCGGTTTGCACAAGGAGCTGGGAACTCAAATTTTGGTTGGATAATTAGTGGTCAACAAGTGAGTTATTCATCCTTGTCCACAGTCGCTCGTTTAAATTACTCCAATGATTTAGTTACTCCACAAATTCGTGGGCCATTACCATATGCTGCTGGTGGAGTGGTAGCTTCTAGTGGAAATTCAAATTATGCTTTATCTCATAATTCAGTATATCAATCTAATAATAATACGCAATCAAATAGAATAGATTATTCAAATGATACAAATACTCCCGTATATCGAGATATTAATAAGGTTTCTTCTTCTTGGGGTAGATTTGCTGCTGTTGGAGCATACTCATTTGGTGGTGCTCCCCAATCATATCTTGGAAAATCTTGGATTTCTACCGCTCCATATGGATATTTTGGTGGAGGTATAGATGGCTCTATTTCTACTATTTATTCTCATATGGGTAGAATTGATTATGCAAATGATACTGAAAATGCTGCTCTACGTGGAACGCTATTCTCAGCATTAAATTCAATGGCTTCCACTGGAAATTCAAGTTTTGGTTGGTTTGCGGGAGGAGGTTCTCCAACTGTTTCAAGTATCTCTCGTTTAGATTATCTCACAGATACCAATACTACAAGTTTAAGAGGACCACTCTCTATTGTCCGAACAAGATTTGCTGCGACTGGAACTTCAAACTTTGGGTATTTTGCTGGGTCTAATGGAATCTCCTCTATTGATAGAGTCTCATACTCCAGTGATTTAGTTGCTGCAATTACTCGTGGTCCATTGAATGTGGGAAGACAGGATTTGATTGGATTGAGTAATATAAATTATGGATACTTTACTGGTGGAGCTTCGGCATCTACTACGATTTTAAGTAGATTAGATTACTCAAATGATACCAGTGTAAATCAAGTCCGAAATGTTTCTACTCAAAGATTTTCATCCAGTGCTACTGGAAATGAAAACTTTGGCTATGTTGTAAATGGTACAACCACAAGTCCCACAAATATTTTACTCACTGAAAAAATAAATTATGCAAATGATACTGCAAGTTTATTGAGAGTAGGCACAATTTCTAATGATAGGTCCGCAATGGGAGCTACTGGAAATTCAAATTCTGGATATTTTGCTGGAGGATTTAATTCTATTGGAAGATATAGTACGATAGATAAGATTGACTACTCTTCTGATACTCAGATTTCTACAATACGTGGGCCTCTTACTGTAACTCGGGAATATATTGCATCTACATCGTCTCAATCTTATGGAGGTGCCCCGAGTACCACTACCAGTCCTATTCCGACATATATTAATTCTATGTTGAATAGAGACCCGAATAATGCATTAATCGTTCCTCAAAAAAGAGTTTTAGGTAGTTTTGGATACTTTGTTGGTACTACATCAAATTCTGGGCAACAAAGATTGGATTTCTCAAATGATTTGGTTGCTGCATCACCCAGAAGTTTCTTATCGTTGGTTAGACAGAATATTAGTGCAATTGGAAATAGAAATTATGGCTACTTTGGTGGTGGGTATCTTTCAGACACATCGGGAGTATCTACTGTAGAGAGATTAAATTACACTAATGACAATATAGTTAATACTAGGGGTCCATTGGAGTCTTCTTTTAGATTTAGGTCTGGATTATGTGGAACTAACTTTGGGTATTTTGCTGGAGGTATTGCTCTTGGAACTACTAGAACAAATATAGCTAGACTAACTTTTTCTAATGATACTTCTATCGGCACTCTCCGCACAAATTTAATACAAAGTAAATGTGTAATGAGCCCTGTTGGAAATATAAATTTTGGGTATTATGGGGGAGGGGTTTTAAATGTCAGCAACGTTAGAACTACGATGATAGAAAGATTGAGTTATTCTAATGATGGGGTTGTCCCAAATATAAGAGCAAATTTATTGTCTGTAAGAAATCTTAACTTTATTACAACATTTGGGGCCGCAGGAAACTCCAATTTTGGGTATTTTGGTGGTGGAAATAATGGAGTAAGTACGCTATCTTCATTGGAACGTATAGATTATTCCAATGACCTACAAATATTATTACCAAGAGGTCCATTAACACAAAGTATTAATGCATTGGTAGCGACTGGAAATTCCAATTTTGGATGGTTTGCTTCAGTTAGTACAAGAACCGACCGTATAAATTATTCTAATGATACTTTATTGGCATCAATTAGAGGCCCAATACTATTATCTGGTTCTGATTTTGTTGCAACCACAAATGCAAGAAATTCCTAATATATACTATACTTATATTATAATTCACAATGATTTCTGGTGCTACTGAGACTGCGTATACGTATCTTTCACAATATTATCAATTTCCAGAGAATGTTTTAGTTTCACATTTACCACAGAAACTTAAAAGTAAATCCTCTTCAATTAAAATTCTCTGGGCTCATCACGCATATGACCAGCAGGTTTATCATAATTTTACTCACGATGATATAACTCATATTGTTACTCCATCATATTGGGCAAAGGAAACTCTTCAAAAATATCATAAAGTTCCAGAAAATAAAATTACAGTCATTCCAAATGGAGTGGATTCAATTTACACATATTCAAATCAGAAACAAAAGCAACTCATATATACCTCTATTCCTTATAAAGCACTTCCCATTCTTGCTCAGATTATTCCATTAGTTCATCAAAGACATCCAGACGCAATCTTTAGAATATTTTCATCTATGTCTTTATATGGTCCACAAATTGATTCATATATTGAATTATACGAAAAACTCAAAGCACTTCCAAATGTGAAATATTCCCGAGCAATAGATAGAGAATTATTGATTTTTCATTATCAAGAGTCTGCATTTTTTATAAGTCCTTGTATTTGGGAAGAAACTTTTGGAGTTTCAATGTGTGAAGCAATGAGATGTGGAGCATATCCCATTATTACTGATATTGGAGCTTTAGAGGAAATTGCAGGTCCAAATTTAGCGACAGTAGTTCCAATTGAAGGAACCCGAACACCAAAAGGTTATGAAGTTACAGAGAAGTTTATCTCCAACTTTGTAGAGGCAACTTGTATGGCTTTGGATTATTTTGATAATGAAAAAGAAATCTATAATCAAGTATCTCAGTCTTGTAGTGATTGGATTGAAAAATCTTATGATTGGAAGAATATCGCAAAAACTTGGGAAAACTTAATTCATAAATTGCAAAATAAATCCTCTGGCGTAGGATTTGGAAATAAAATATTAAAGTCATCAAGTAGATTGAGTCAGACTTATACAGAAGATGTAGTATTTACATCACCAAGTGTGACTAAACCCAGTATAAGTTATTTTAACTTTGCTAAATACGGTAGTTAAATCGTTTGAATTTTATTGGAGTTGAATTTTTATGTCCATATTACCTGAAAATAGTTTAGGATTTAGAACAGTTGAAGAAGCAGTTGGAGATAAATCTGGTGAATATCTCAAAAAAGCATTTGAAAATGTTTATAGATACCACGAGATTGATAAGGAGCTTGCTCAAGGTAGAACTAATTTCCAATTAGAAAAGTTTGCACTTCTAGAAACCTACACTTTAGAAAGTGCATATGAAAGTGTTCTCAAATCTCGTCGTCAGATGGCGGAAGGATTGATGAGTAAACTTCTTGAAATGCAAGAAAAGGTCAGAGAATTTGAATATAAGTGGAAAGACCAGAGCCATTCTGAACCTATTCAATGGGAATATAGCGCAATGGGAGGCGGTGGAAAGAAGTTGTGTTGGTATGATTTGGACCAAATGCAATTGGAACATTTTCTACGCTCTAGTGAACTAGAAGTGAGAGATAGGCTTTATCAAATTGAACATTTGGATAAAATGCTTGCGGAACTTACTGAACGTAATGGAGGAAATCCCGTATCTAGAGAACAATTCCTTGCGAATGAAGAGAATTACTGGAAGGGTAGATTTAGTGAACAGATGTTAGACGAAATTCTTGGTTCTCAACTTGGATGTAGTATTGGTAACATTCACAGTGTTCGTAGGTCTACTGCTCCTGCTTTGGTGGATAAGAGAAATCAATTCAACAATGGATTCCCATCTCTAGGAGAAGCATTAACTTCCACAGAAGGTCGTATGAAGTTCGTAAGTGAACTAGAGAAGAATGTAATTCAAGGTTATGAAGATGTAATGGGAGTAAATCTGGGTGCGGGTAATTTTCTACCTACTGAGGAAAGAGCGCAACTTATTCAAGAACGAATGAAAGCATTTCGTGAACTTTCACTCTCGGGTTCCGTTGAAGAAGTTCCACAACTAGAAGATTCCACTGAGGTTGTGAAAGAATGATAAGGAAATAAATACTTATTATAGTTCTTATGGGGAATAATGCCTAATAATGCTGGGATTTTCTCCCTAAGTACTCATTATAATAAAAATTTAAGTTTAGATATTTCATCTAGAACTAGAGAATCTTATAGTGAGTATGGGTATTTATTTTCTGGTCGGAATCGGCTGGCGAATTTCTTTCCAACCAATATTGAAAGAAAGGATTATAGTACTGATACAACAACTAATTCTAACAGGGGATTTATACTTGCACCTTCTATATATACCTCTGTGGTTGGAAATTCCAATTTTGCATATCATTCGGATGATTATGGGTTCAGTAGAATATATAGATTAAATTATTTAAACGATACTGCTTCGGTTCAATTCAGATGTGTGGATTCTATTTTAAACAGGCGTGGTGGAAACGTAGGAGGAACTAAAGATTATGGGTGGTTTATTGCTGGAGCTACATCAAAAATCAGTCGTATTAATTATTCAGATGACACTGTTCCTACTCTCATTCGTGGAAATGATTTAGTCTGGGGAATTCGTGGTACTAGTGGGCAAAATATAAACTATGCTTGGAGTATTGGTGGAGATACTGCAAGCCTTAGTGGTGGTGGTGGATTCGCAACCAGTACTATAAGAAGATTCAATTATAGCAATGATTTAGCTACAGTTAGTTCACGTGGTTCATTCTTATTTGCCTGTAGATTGAATGCAACTACAGGAAATGAGAATTTTGGATACGTTTCGGGTGGACAGTATATTCCCCCATTTGCTATAATATCAACCACGGGTAGAATTACATATGTAAATGATTTAGTGTTTCCAGTTATAAGAGGTTCGTTGAGTGCTGCTCGTGGATATTTGTCTGCTTCAGGTACTTCTAGTTTTGGATATTATTCTGGTGGGGTTCAAATTAATGGTGGTGTAGACAATTCAATCGTAGAGAGATTGGATTACTCAAATGATACTAATATTATGAGTATTCGTGGGCCATTATTTCAAAATAGAAATTCCACTCAAGCTAATATAACTAAAGGTTCATTTGGTGGTGCGTCAGTCTCACAATATTCTGGAGCAGGAAGGCAAAGTTTCTTTGATAATCAGAGAATGAAGTCGCCTTCAGATACCACATCATATAGCGTCAGAAAAAATGCTTTACTTTCTTATGGATACTTTGGAGGAGGACTTACGGCATATACTCCAAGTGTTACAAACACTAGTTGTATATCAAGATTACAATACTCCACAGATACATTAAACATACCCATTCGGTCGTCAATTGCACTTGGGCGAAGAAATTTAGCTTCTTCTTCAAATAAAAATTTTGGGTATCATTATGGTGGATTCGCGGAGCCAGCTACACTAATATCAAATATCGACAGAATTCAATATTCAAATGATACTTTAGGTTCGGTAGATAGAGCTAAGTTAGTGACTATTCGTCATAATTGTATTGCAACTGGTTCTAATCAGTTTTCGTATATAATGAGTGGAACTAATACTACAACTATAGAAAGATATAATTACTCTAATGATAATTTAAACTCTACTCAAAGAGGAAATGGCTCGATTTTGCGTAATAGTGCGTGTGGATTAGGAATTTTAAATTTTGGATACACTGTTGGAGGAAACTCTGCTTCGTATTATTCTATAGTTGATAGAATCAATTATTCAAATGATTTAGCAACGGCATCAGTTCGTGGAAATATAACTTTAGCGAGAAGATTGTCTGGAGCTTCTGGGAATTTAAATTTTGGTTATGTTGCAGGTGGTACTTCTGGGAGTAATCATTCAACTATTGACCGTATAGATTATTCAAATGATACTACAATTTCTATCACTAGAGGAACATTGAGTGGAAGTACATATGCGTCAGCTGCAACAGGAACTTCTAATTTCGGATATTTTTCTGGAGGAAGAGGAGTTCTTGATGGACTTTTGACTAGAGTTGAAAGAATTGATTATGCGAATGATACAAATTCACCATCCATAAGAGGACCATTGAGTTTTGGTGTAAATAGTCACGCTGCAACTACCAATTCTATGCTATAATAATTGAAAATTTTAAATTATGAAATATACTTATAGATTTATGGCTGGACTTCCAAGAAGTGGGTCCACATTAACCAGAACAATTTTAAATACTCATTCAGAAATTTACGCAGGACCAATTTCACCATCAGTTGAATTACTCTATTACACTCAGAGTTATTTTGATAATCATAGTGAAATGATGAAGTCTTATCCAAGACCAGAAAGTTGTTATAATGTTCTTTCTCAAATTGTGAATAATTTTTATGAGCCTATAATGAATCAAAATGGTAAGTCTATTATTTTGGACCATAATCGGGCAATTCCAAATAATATTGAAAGATTTCGTCAATATGTAACTGAAGATATTAAAATCATTTGCCCAGTGAGAGGAGTCTTGGATATTCTTACCAGTTTTATTACTCTGATTCATAAAAATTCAGATTCAGTCTCTTTTATAGACCAGTATTTAAAAGAAAAAAATCTTGAATTAACGGATGATAATCGGTGTGATTACTTAATGAGTCCTGGAATTGGAATTGTAGATGAATCTCTATGGGCTCTCTCTAGAGCATATAAGACTGGTGAGCAGAATTGCTTATATGTCTATGAGTATGATGACTTGGTGAAAACTCCAGTTGAAATTTTAAATGAAATTCATGATTTTTTAAATCTTGAAAGATATGAGTATTCATTGAATAATTTAGAGAATGAATTTCCTGAGGATGATATCTTTTATTATAATCTTGCGGGAATGCACTCTGTTAGAAGAAAAATTGAAAAAATAAGTAACGCTCCAGAAGAGGTATTGAGTGATTATGTTTTGAATAAGTATAATAATTTGGAATTCTGGAGAGATATAAAGTTCAATCATTACTTAAAGGCCTAAATACTAAAAAAGTATCAATAATTTTATGGCGGAAATTAATACACAAGGAATATTTTCGCTAGGGCAACATAGAAGTCGTTCCTTAGATAATAGAATTTCATCTAGAACTAGAGAATCTTATAGTGAGTATGGATATTTTTCTGGTGGATATGTACTTCGAACTTTTTCGAGAATATCTACAATATTTAGATTTGACCACTCTAATGATACTCGAGGAGTTTCCCAACGTTCAGGAATTCCTGCTAATGTTAGAGATGGAACTGCGTGTAGCAATTTAAATTTTGGATACTATTGTGCTGGTAAACTAATTTCAAGTGTATATCGTATAGACTACAAGTCAGATATAACCATAGCTACAATTCGTGGTTCACTTGCTCATAGTATTGGTAGATGGGCTACTTCCGCTGGAAATTCGAATTTTGGATATGTTTTGGGTGGATCTGACATACCAGCTGCAATGGCATCTTCATCAATCTCTAGAATTAATTATGCTAATGATAGCAATGCAGCAATATCTAGAGGAAATTTAAATATACCCTCGTATCAAGGACTTTCTTGTGGAGATATCAATTATTGTCGTAATTATGGTAAATTTACTGCAACTTCCTTGGGGACTACCACTTTTAATAGAAGTTCCTATGCAAATGACACCAATTTAGTATCTTTTAGAGGAACTCTATCTCGTACTGATGTTGGTGGAGGTGTGGGGAATTCTATATATGGTTGGATTACTTATATTAGTTTTACTCAAATTTCTCGTAATGATTTTTCAAATGATACTTCTGGATTTTCATCAAGAGGATTTATATCTAAACTTTTCGCACAATATAGTGGAGAAGGAAATTCAAATTTCGGTTGGCTTGGTGATGTTAGCTTTCAAAGTATTAGTACTAGTAACATATTAAGAATAGATTATTCAAATGATACTATTGTAACGCCCACACGCTCAGTTTTTCCTACTTCATCTACGAGTGGGAGAGTTGCACATTCATCTTCATACTTTGGTGGTGCTCCAAACACTTCCAATATCACAACTCTACCTACACAAATTCAAAATAATATAAACTATAATTTATCTAATGCTTCAACCGTTCCACAAAAAAGAGCTTTAGGAAGTTTTGGATATTTTGTGGGCGGAACGAATGGACCTACTATATTTTCTACAAATACTCGTATACAATTTTCAAATGATTCAGTAGTTTCTACTAATAGAGGACCTCTTTCTCAGAATAGATGGCAGCATCAAACAACAGGAAATTCAAATTTTGGATATATTGCGGGAGGAAGAGTTGACATACCTTCCGCAATTATTACTACCGTAGACAGAGTAGATTATGCAAATGACATTTCAGGTTCAATAGATAGAGGGCCATTAAGTTCTGCTTCGTACTATACAAGAGGTTGCACATCAAGTTCTTTTGCATATTTTAATCAGTATACGAGTATTAGTAGATTAAGCTATTCTGATGATAGTGTAACCACTGTAGTTCGGGGAAACCGAGTTGTAGGCTCAAATCATTATGCAATTTCTCAAAACTCAAACTTTGCATATTATTCTGGCGGTGGTGATATTGGTGGAGGAAATGCTCGTTCAAATATTGATAGATTCCAATTTTCAAATGATACTTCAACTACTTTAAATAAGGGTAAGTTAATTTTTGCTAAATCTGAGTCTACTGCTGTCGGGAACAATAATTTTGGATATATCGGAGCCGCTAGAGGAGTATCTCCAATACAAATAACATTTATCGAAAGAATTGATTACTCTAATGATACCAATGTAGCCAGTGTTCGGATTAATTTAGATACATTTCGAGTTGCAAATACTGGAAATTCTAACTTTGGATACTTCTCTATGGGAGGAAGAACGGCGGGAGATAATATCATCAGTTCTACAGATAGATTAGATTATTCAAATGACGTAGCCACTACAAGTAGAAGAGGAAATAGTACCGTAAATTATTGGTTTTCTAGAGGTTTAACAAATGGTAGAAATTCCTAATATATAACTTAGTATTTATTTCATACTATGAATTTATTGTCTAATATTTTAATTGAATCAGATGTATTAACTTCAGAAGCAATTGATGAATTGTTAACTCATTGTAAAACTTCTACGTATGAGGATTTATCAGTCTTTGACCCGGAGAAGACGAATACTACTGGGAAAACTTCTTGGGAGGTAGATAAGAAAGTTAGAGATACTCAAATGATTCCATTTGATGATTTGGTTCCCAAAATTGAAGATTTATTTAAAAATATTGTTTCTCATATTGTTAATCCATTTTATGATGTTAAATTAAGAGACAGTGAATTTCCACAATGTTTGAGATATGGCGTGGGTGGTCATTATAGCCCTCATATCGATGGAAGGTCTCTCTGGCTTTCTCCTACTGGAGATAAGATTTGGAGAAAATCTACCGATAGAGATTTAACGTTTGTATTATATTTGAATGACGATTTTGAAGGTGGAGAACTTATATTTCCTGACTTACATATTCAAGTTAAACCTAAGCCTGGATTATTAGTAGCATTTCCATCCGACCAAAATTATGTTCACGGAGTAAATCCTGTTAAATCTGGAGAAAGATTTTCAATTGTAACTTGGGCAAGGATTTCTGGATTTCTCACAAAAGAAGAGGAAGACCAAGAACTCATTAAAAAATATGGTGTATGCTAAATATTTGACATTGGATTTGAACTGTGATAACATAGATATGTACCCTGTATGAACACTTATGCACCTAGACCCAGATTTATTTGTTGACCTAACAGAACTTCAAGAAGATACTGCTGAATACTTTACTGATGAAAACCGAGTAAGTGGAGAAACGTATTGGACTATAGTTGAAAGTTTAGCAACCGCAAAATTAGCTGAACTACGAGGAGCATTTCACTAATTTTAGTTAATCATATAACTATATTACACTTCTTTCGTTTTCCTAAATAAGGAGTATAGTATAGTTATATTGTAGATGGCTCTTTCTAGATTAGCAAATCTGAATAATGACCCAACTGGAGCCAAGCTCTATGTAGACCCAAATAATTTTGATGCTACTGATGGTGTAGAAAATAGAGGAACGTCTCCAAACCGACCATTTATTTCAATTGCTAGAGCAGTTTTAGAAAGTGCCGTCTTTAGTTATCAACCAGGAAGAAATAACGATAGAAACGATAGAACAACAATTCTCCTAGCTCCTGCGGTTCATTATATAGACAATAGACCAGGATTTAGTGTTGAAAATATAAATGGAGCCGCAGTATTTAAGAAAAGAACTGGGCCTGATACTTGGACAGTTGTTACCTTAGACCCGTTTGGAGAAAATACAAATTTCGATAGTTTTGATTCAAACAATGATTTATACAAGTATAACTCAGTCAATGGTGGATTAATTCTACCCAAAGGAACTTCTATTAAAGCAATAGACCCACGTAAAACAAAAATTAGACCACTGTATGTTCCTGACCCAACAGATTCCACTGTAGAAAGTTCAAGTATATTTAATCTTACTGGTGGATGTTATCTGAATAAGGTTACATTTTTTGATGCGGATATAAGTAAGTTCTCATATAAAAATTATTCTGACAGTAGAAGTGTTCCTACATATTCACATCACAAGTTAGTTACTGCTGTATTTGCAGATGGAGTAAATCCAGTTAGATTGGGAGCAACTCAAACTAATCTCACAGATTTACAAATGTACTATTATAAGCTGACTAGAGCTTATAATAGTCTATCAGGTAGAAATATTGAAGATTATCCTTCTAATTTAGATTTTGAGCCCAGTGTAGAAGAATATCGTATTGTTGGACCTCTTCAGGACAATCTAATAGGTATTTCTAGTATCCGAGCAGGTAATGGAAATGGTACTGGAGACAATAGTATTATTACCGTTACGACTGCAGATTTACAATCCAAATCTGAAATTCCTCATAATTTTTCAGTAGATACTCAGATTACGATTCGTGGAATTACTGAATCTACAACTGCATATAATGGAACATTTACTGTAAGAGAAGTTGTTGGAATTAACACCTTCACTTACGTCACAACCATATTACCTGCAGAAGTATTACCAGCACCAAGTTCATTTGATATAGCTACAGTATCGGTAGAAAGTGATACTGTTTCGTCCTCATCTCCATATGTTGCTGAGTGTTCTCTAAAATCCACAAAAGGAATGTGTGGTATGATTGCCGATGGCTCTAAGGCCACTGGATTTAGGTCTATGGTGGTAAAGGAATATACTGGAATTTCATTACAAAATGACGACAATGCATATCTCATATATGATAATGGTGTGTATTACGACAATATAACTCTTCCTAGTTCCAGTAAATTGAGGCCATTATATCAAAACTCAAGAGCGATATACAAGCCAGAATACGAAAACTTTCATATTAAAGTCACGAATAATGCATTCGTTCAGGCAGTTTCAGTTTTTGCTATTGGATATGCAGAGCAATTTGTATCTGAAAGTGGTGGAGATATTCGAATTACTAATGCTAATTCCAACTTTGGTGCAAACGCATTAAGTAGCCTTGGATTTAAAGCTGAAGCATTTAGTAGAGATGATACTGGATATATCACTCACATCATTCCTCCAAAAGAACTCTCTTCAGTTGAGAATCAAATCTCCTGGGTATCTTTGGATATTCCTAAAACTCAATCAGTTGCAGACGCTAAAAAATTATATCTCTACTCATATAATGATATTAATGTTCTTCCGAATTATAAACTGGAAGGATATAAAATTGGTGCCCGAGTTTCAGCTAAATTATTTTTAACCGAATCTCAGATTACATACTCATCTCCAATCTATATGGCCACACCAAATGGTCAAGAAGGACTGGTTGCAAGAAAAGAATATACAATCTCTAGAAGTGGGAATTTAAATAATATTTCCACAAGCAATATTATCACACTAACTCAAAATCATAATCTATTTTCTGGAGAAAATCTTAGATTGTTCAGTGATACTGGACAAGTTTTTGATGGAGTTGCTTCCGATACTTTATATTATGCAATTACAAATACAGTAGACAATACATTATCTTCAAATCAGATTAAATTAGCACTGTCTTTGTCTGATGCGCAATCTAATATTCCAATTCTTGGATTAACCAGAAGTGGTGGAGTTATTACAATAGTAAGTTCAGTTACGGATAAAATTCCTGGAGATTTTGGACACCCAATTCAATGGGATTCTGTAAATCTACAGTGGTATCTGAACACTGCTTCTACATCAATAAATGAAATATACACTAAGATTTTAACCTATGATGTAAGTACATTTGGAAATGAGACTCCTGTAACATACATTAATAGAATTTCTGAGCTTCGTTCAATTGACGATAGTATCTATAAACTTCGTTATGTGATTCCAAAGGAATTCATTTCTGCAAGACCACCACAACTTGGATATATCATACAAGAAAGTGATAATGTAGCAATCACAACGGCAAGCGTATCTGAAGCAAGTCCAATTTTAAACTCTACTGAACTTAGAAATGATAGAGTTATTGTGGGAGTAAGTGCTGCAGGCACTGTGAGCGGTTCTCAGTTGGTTACGGTTACTACAGAATTACCACACAGATTTGTTCCCGGAGATATAGTTAAATTAAATAATATTAGAAGTACCAACAACTCATCTGGAATTGGAATTGTAAGTACTTACAATGGTTCTTATTCTGTTCTAGACACTCCATCTTCTAGAATTTTCACATATAGACTAGACGGACTGAAAATAAATCCAGGTTCGTTTACAAATTTAGTAGATTCTAGAACCACAAGACAACAAAGAGATGGTATACCTTCAGTTTCTCGTCAATCATATAAAGAAAAATTCTATATTTATGATATAGATGAAATTAAATCATACATTCCTGGAACTCAAGGACAGGACGGAGTATATCATTTAACCATTATCAAATCCTCAGTTGGAATTTCTCCCAATGTAGGATATGGATTATCTAATAAGTATTTCTCTCAAGATATTCGCAATTTATATCCACAAATAGATAGAGACAATGCAGTATCTGACCCAAATCCTGCAGTGAGTTTTGCGGATTTATCCATTATTGGTAAAGTTGCAACAGATAATAAAAAGAATTCTATTACATTAGAATCTCTTATTGATTATCTTCAAAATACTAAAGTTGGATTTGGAATTACCAATATTACCTTAAGTGGTTTGGGTAATACCACTCTCACACTTTTTACTGATGTAGAACACAAGTTAAACTCCATTAAGAGTGTGAACTTTCTTACAGTTGGTGCGGGATATGGAATAAACAGTACATTCTATTCTAGAGAACTGTTAGACTTGAAGTTTAGCGAAGAAAATCCTACTTGTAAAGTTTCAACTGACGGAAGTGGTCAAATTATTCCAAGTTCATTTAGACTTGTAGATGCAGGAACTGGTCATACTGTAGGAGAACAACTTGGAGTTCTTGGTGGTATTCCTTCAAATGCTGTGCTAGAAATTACGGACATCAATAATAATATCGGGGATTCTCTACAAATCTTAGGTGCAACTCCAGCAAGTATTAATGACGTATACGAAATTCTAAGTGTTCCTAGTAAGAAGTCTATTGTACTATATTCTCCAAGTGGTATTTCTACATATTCAAGAAATACTAATGGAAAGCTTCCCATAGGTGTTATTGGTGGTCCTGGAGTTGGAATAAATTCTATGACCTTATCCAATATAAGTGTTGGACTGGCTACAGTGGTCACTAGAGCTTCACACGGATTTGTAGTTGGAAATAAATTCAAATTCACTAGGTCAGATTTGAGTTTTTATGATAATAAGAATTTTGTTGTAAGTAGTGGAGTTGGAACTACTACGTTCTCCATAAATGTTGGAGTTGCAACAACCACAAGAACTCCAGTTTCTGGTACATTATTAAAATATGCAGTTTCTTCAAACGATTTACCTGTTGGAAAGTCTGAGGAGAATTTAGTTTCACGAGGAAATGTATTCTATTCTGGAGCAGTTACAACTTTAGGTGCGGCATTAGTAAAAAATACGAATTTAGAAACTACGATTACAGTAACTAACTTTACCACATTTGTACAAGGTGATTATATATCCATAAACAATGAAATTCTTAGAGTATCCAGATATCCGAATACTAATCAAATTTATGTAATTCGTGGTCAGTTGGGAACTCCTAGAACAGATGCAATTTCAGGTACACTAGTTAAAAAGATAGAAGTCATTCCCACAGAACTAAGAAGACCATCCTTCCTATTTGCTTCTGGTCATACTTTTGATTATGTCGGATGGGGACCAGGAAATTATTCTACTGCACTACCACAAAGACAGGACAGAGTATTAAGTGAAACTGAAGTATTCTTAGCTCAGACTAGAAAAGAACAAGGTGGTTTGATTGTTTATGATGGTATTAATGATTCTGGAGATAGTTTTACTGGAGGTAAAAAAGTTTCATCTACTACAGGAAAAGAAACCATCGTTGAATCTCCAATTCTAACATATACTGGAGATGACGTAGATAGTACCAGTTCCTCTCGTCAGACTGGAGTGTATGATGAGATATTAGTACGAAATAGAATTACCGTAGAGGGTGGAGAGAATAACGACCAGAGTTCTCAGTTCTATGGACCAGCAAGTTTCAATAGAAGACTAACCAATCTTTCTTCAGAAGGAATATTGGCTAGAAATATTTCTTTGAGGTCTGTTTCGAATTCTACCGATAAGTTATTTACCGTTGGAATATCTACACCAACCACCAATACTCTTGCAAATCCAAAATCTGGATACGTTTCATATGAATTAGACCCAATTAATGTAAATCATATTGGATATGTTTACAAAGGTAATACTTGGAGACCCTGGGGACCTATTAGTATTGAACCAAATCAATTAAGTCTTCGTGTAGATAAACTCGGAATTGGAGTTAATCCAACAAATTCATTTAGATTGAATGTTGTAGGGTCTGCTCAAATTGATAATCTAGTTGTTACTGGAAATGTTTCTTTTTCTCAAGCAGTCACTTTGAGTGATGTTAATTTTGAGGATATTTATATTAATAAAACTGCATATTTTTCTGGAGTTAGTACAGATTATAGTCAAATACATCAAACTGGAACGTCAAAATTAAATCAACTAGAAGTAGTTGGAGTATCTACATTTAATAATAATGTGTTTATTCAGAAGGTACTTCCAAATGACCCCAATGTTGTTCTGTTCAGTAATAGTATTGAGACCAATAATATTCGTGTTGGAATGGCAAATTCAAATACGATTGATACAAAATTTGGAAGTCTAGTTTTAACTTCCAATAATAATAACACTCTTGTATCTTCAAATCTTACACTCTCTTCCGATTTAAGTCTATCCAGTGGTAATGTAGCCATCACTTCTATAAGGTCTTCTGGAGTTGCAACAGCATATGTTACCAATGCGAGTATCGTTCGTCTTGGTGTGGGTAATACAAATCAAAACTCATATCTTGATTTGAATAATGATAGCCGAGTTTTCTCAGATTTTGGATTGAGATTGATTCGTAATTCTGGAATTGGAAGTGTGGGTTCCGAGCTAATTCATAGAGGGTCAGGTTCTCTAAATCTGAATACTATTGATAATGGTTCAGATATACGACTATTAACTGGAAACACTGAAAGAGTTCGTGTAGGAAGCTCAGGAACCGTTACAGTGTTTCAAAATAGTTCAGGCGTCAATACTAAGGGTGGGCATCTAAGACTTACTCAGGCTGGTACTGGAGATGTTGTGCTGTCTTGGGACATTACAAATGCGAACGCAAATCGTAGATGGTATGCGGGAATTGATACCAGTGATGGGTATTCTTGGAAATTAGCTTCTCCAACTACAATAGTTCCATACGGAAATGAAAACTTTGATATAGACACCAAAATAAAAGTTGAGCCTTCTGGTGCTACCTCAATTTATAATACTCTGAGTATTGGTGGAAGTTCATATATCAATAATACTTTAGGATTAGGAACCACAAGTTCTGGTGGCTCTAATTTTGGTAAGTTGTCCGTTCTTTCTCTAGGAAGTGATTCATATGGTTCTTTTGAAGGACCTAATGGAGTTTCATATTTAAGATTTGCAGTTACTGGAACAGGAACTATTGGTTATCTGGGTCAAGGTTCTGCCTTAGGTTCTGGAAGTGCCTCTGGATTAGCACTTCGTAGTCAAGGTGCATTTAATCTATTTACAAATGGTTCTAATCTTCGTGCAACATTTGATAATACCACTCTTAATTTGTTCTCAAATTCTCTAACTGCTGGAGCAATTACTGGAACTTCATTTATTGGAGGTGAAATTTCTGGAAGTAGATTGAATATTTCTGGTAATTCTGTACTTACAGGAATAACTACGGTTTCTTCTGCGAGTGGTATATTTGCTCAGAAATTCACAACACTATCTCCACAAAGTGGAACGTTAAATTCAATTCTGACGTATAAATTCCTCAGGTCAGATGGAACTCAAGATTTTGTAACCTCTCGTGAAGTCACATCTGCATTGGGATTTATTCCTGCAAACATTGCTTCTGTTTCTGGTGATGCTCCTGTTGGAAATTCATTGGTTTGTGATGATATTTCATCTGGATTTAATAATAGCTCTACAGATTTCAATTTAAGAATTAATGGTGTAAACTTTATTCCTGCTGGTGGACCTGCAAACTTATTAGTATCTTTAGGTGGAGTAATTAAGCAACCAGGAACTGATTATGTAATTGTGATGACTGGACAGAATAATACAAATATAATTCGATTCACAGTTGCTCCATTAGCAGCAACTTCTTGCTTCATTATTGCTTTAGGTGGTCAAGGTTCAATTAGTTCAAATGTGGATTGGAATGCTAAAGGTGATTTGTTTATCGGTTCTGCTGATAACTCAGCAATTAGATTAACTGTAGGTGCAAATAGAAACATTTTAACTGCGGATAGTACACAACCATCTGGAGTTAAGTGGGACTTTCCTGGTGGTCCTCTCGGTTCAGTTGGATATGTGGCAAACTCTTATGAATACAGCCCATTTTCTGGAGGAGCAAACTTAAGAGATTATGGATTTTCTGCAGTAATTCAATATGCACCTCCAGGGTATCTAATTTGTAATGGTGGGGATATTCCTATTAATGGAGTTTGTCAAGGAGTTGATGCTATATTGTTACAGGAACTCCGAGTTCTTTTACGTGGAACTTATGGTCGCAATGGACAACTACCCAATTTACTCGCATATTATCCTGTAATTGCTCCAAGTTCTTTAGGTGGAGTGAGTCCATATACAGGACAAATGATTCCTATTATTCGTTACTAATCATATAAATACATTCGTAATTATTTAAATTCAATATGAATAAAAAACAATTGACTGAAACTATCACTGAGAGAGCAACTAAACTCCGAGATGAGTTATTGGAAATGGAGAGAGCTTTCAATGTGAAGAAAGAAGAATTTGTTCGTCTTGAAGGAGCTTTACAGGCTCTATCTGAACTAGAGGACTAAAGGTTCTAGATAGGCTTGAAATCAACAGATTTATTATAATGGGTTTGAGAGAGTTGTCAAATTTTACATAATTCCTAAGACTTGACTTCTCGTATCATAGGCCCTATATTAGAAAGGTCCTGAAGTCTCTGTAGTTTCGAGATTTCGGTCTCGTCTAGTGGTGGTAATATGCGATTATACATATTTGGCAGACTTGGAACTCTGCCTTTTTTCTTTTTAAGAAATATGTATACTAAATACAATATAATTTTGGAGGATAGTTATGGCTTCTGATTTATTCTATGAAATGACTGCAGATGAGATTTACGAAGAACTGCAAGATGTTCAGAGTAATGATTTTGAAGAGGATGACTATCGTGAAGATAGAATGGAGCAAATGATTTCTAGATACGGGTATTGAGGAATTATGATGACTAACTCTGTTGAACAACAAATTCTTGACGAGGTTCACGCTAGATACTACGATGAGTTCTTGAAGTATTTGGGTATTGACCCTGAAGATTTTGAGGACGTTCAGTCTGAATTGGAATTTGATGACTGTTCTCAATGACGCTTGTTAACTTCTCACCTACATTGAAACCGCAATTTCCATCTTACGTCACAAAAGACTTAGCTTGGGCGGCAATTCCATATGGTGATAAGCAATACATTGTAATACACAATGGATTTCAAGTGCATTTGGCTCGGTCTTTTCAAACTGCAAAATCTTTTATACAGAAACAATTGAGGAAATCATCAAATTGACCTATGTGAAATTAGTTGAGCAATTAACACAAATCAAACAACAAGTAGAGGTTATTGCAACTGTTGAAGATTCATCTGGAGACACATTTCTCGGAATTACAGACTTCATACTTTTGAGTTCTGAATTGCTTCCAGAAGATGAGGATGATTTGTGCTATTATCTTGAGGATAAGCATCTAGTTTGGGATGTGTTCGTTCCAGATTGGGAAAATGTTTAATCTTAGACAATATGTGGGAACTTCAAGTGAGTTTCCAGTTTTAGACCCCACAACGCCATATTACGAATTTTTATCTTATCAAGAGTGCTGTTGGAGTCTAGGAAGACCAGTTCGCTTGGGGTCTTTTCTTCGTTATCATAGTTATCTTCGGGAGATTGGATTAAAATGATGCAGCCACAATACATACTTTTTCTAGTTCTAACTGGAATATCACTTTATATTTTGTTCTTGGAAGAACTTGGACCTGTGTTTATTAGTTTGTGGGCCAGTTTAGTTGAGATTAAGTTTCGTAGATTCTTCTTTTGGCTGAGGTATCATCCAGAAAGTCCAATTCTCAGAATTGTAACGTATCGTAACGCAGAGAAGTCAACTAAACTTCTTCGTAAGGAATTTGGATTGTTGGAAACTGACGACTGAATTTTATGATACGTGGGGGGGCTCCCAATTTATTTTTACTTTATATTATGTGAATTACTTAAAAACATTATGAACTTTATTATTCAAAAATTAAAAACCGTACTTAGAAACATTCTATCTTTTGAGGGTATGAAAACTAGAACTTCGTGCTTTGGTTCTGAGAACTTTATATGTGAAGCTTTTAGTCAGAGAGAATTAGCACAACTCAAGAATTCAAATCATTGGACTATTGATATGATAGCTGAATTTTATATGATTGAACCAAAATTAATGAAAGAAATTTTGGAGTATCATAATATTCTATGACTAAAAAAATAAAGCCTAAACTCACAAAAGCACAACTGATAGATTTATTGGTAGTTCCACCACTTCATATTGGATTTCCTTATACTTTACATCATAAGGATGGAAAAGATAAAAAATCTTGTTATTTCTCGTGCGTAGAACATATGAAGAAGTATATTCAAAAGAATAAACTCAAAAAAGTTGATTGTAAAGTAGAGCAAACTAAACCTAGAATTAGAGACATTCACGATGAAGATTAAACCGAATTGCTCCAAAGAAGTTTCTACAGGAGAACTTGTAGATAGTGAAAAGTTTCAAGATTTACAATATAAGAAACATTTGGAAAAATTAAAACCTATTAAATCTACTCACATTGATGAAATTCCAGACTAAATAATTATGAATTGTGTGCAATTGCTGATACAAATGACGAACGACGAACTGTATGAACTAGAGGCATTAAGAAAAGCAATTTCTGAATATCCCTCAGCAGTAGTTCCAGAAAAACAAGAGCGATATACTGAACTATTCGTGAAGTCGCTAATGCAATGTGAGTTTTCTTTAAATTAAATTTACCCTAAATACAAATATAGTAAATTTTTATTCATATGTATCAGGAATACTTGGAGATTGTAGTAGAACATCTATTAGAAAATGGTTTTTCTGATACATTAAGTGAGGCAGTTTCTATTATTCCTGCTATGTCTGAGTCTTGGATATATTCTATTGTAAATTTATCCGAAATGAGAAAGGAGGATAAAGTTAAGGGTAAGAAAAAAACTCCAGAATTTATAAATCTTACTCAAACGAGTAAAAAAAAGTTAGTAAAATCTGGAGATAAGTGGAAAAAACTTGGTGGAGAAACAGTTTCTAAGAAAACAGTAAATCCTGAAGTAAGTTTTGGAAGATTGAAGCAAGGTCATAGAACATATAGAAATTCATACACCACAGGAATGACGATGGGATATGCTCCTCAACCACACGGAACTGGTGGAATTAATCGTGGAAAAAAGAAGAGTGAACAGACTAAACCATATGAGCTTCATATTCAAGATGCGAAAGAACGAGCAAGATATAATGCAAGAAATAATTCTCCAAGAATAGGAGGTATGTTTTATTCAACTGAGATTAAAGTTAAAGATACTGATAATTTCAATAAAGCTTCAAAAACTTTTACTAAGATTCAAAATGAAATTGCTAAAAAGCGCAAGCAAAAAGAAACTCGTGAACGTATGAATGATGCTGGTGCAAGATTCAACGCAAAAAGAAAAAATACTCAAACAAGAATGTCTAGAGCAGCCGAACGATTGAATTCTGATTTTCTCTAAAATCTAGACTGGTGGTCAGTTGAACAACTGTCTACTTAAGACATTTACAGCCTGAGTCTGTGATAGACTATAAAGGTGTCTGAGAATCATTATGGAAACTCTTGAAATTCAAAACTCGTCTGCAATTTCTAAAATTATATTTGATACTGAAGAAAGTGTTGTAGGAGTAGCCTTCACTTCAAATAGTGATAAAGTGTATAATTACAAATGTAAAAATATTGAAGATACTAAATCCCAGATTATGATTGCCGAAACTACTGGTGGGAGTGTGGGTAAATTGATTCATAGTCTTCGCAAAGATGGAATTCTTGAAATCATTAAAACGGAGAAGAGTGAATGAATTATGTTTTTCATGCAGATATCAACCGCCCTCACAATTTCCAGTTGGTTCATATTTTTGTGGACATAGACTGCCCAAATATACTTGGGATATTATGGAGGCAACTCTTGCGGTAGCTGAAGCTGCAAGAATCTGGAGATATAATCCAAGTAGAATTTGGAAAGTTGCTCCACAAATTCCACCAATAGATAAAATCTCAAAAACTCCGTATTATGACCTTTACCAATCACATTATTCTAAGAGATAAATTATGAAACTCTCAATCTTAGCTCAGAAACGTGCCGATTCACTTTGGCATTTTGACCACGAGCATCACAATACAAAAGAAGAATTATTATGCAATGGAACCGAACTTGTTCTTGACCACTTCTTCACTTTACGTTCAGGTAGAGAAGCATTTCCTGGTGATATACTAAGAATAGATTTGAACACAGAATATGTTGAAATCTGTGATACTGTTCTAAAATTTCAATTCACAGATGAGTATGGAACGGTTTATATTGACAATTTAACTCAAATGAAAGTTTGGTTGTGTCCTTGGCTACAAGGATATTTTGGATATAAGCCAGATAGAATTTGGATTACAACTGGTTGGGGATTTTCTATGATGACTAAATAGTTTGAAGAAACTTCTGTTTATTGATGAAAACTTTTAAGCAATTTTTAGAAGAAAGAAAGAAATTTGATGATAAGTCTTATGATTTTGATAGAACTCCTCATAAGGATTTAGAATTATCTTATGATAAACCTTCTGATATTAGGTCATCCCCACATAAGTCTCCGTCAGGTCATACTTATATAAAGCATAAAAAGTCGGGGATCTCTTATGAGATAGATCATCAACCAAGCTATAATTCTCAGCACGGGTATAGCCGTATTCATTCTGATGAAGTGAAAACTCATGGACATAAGCCTGCTCATCATGTTAGTTGGGGTAATGATAGTAGGATACCTCCTAGCACTCTTTCTCATGGGCAAAGATTTAAACTCGCAAGAGACGCCAAGAGAGTGTGGGATAAGCATATCAAAGATAGAATTCCTGCGGGGCATTTAGTGTCTAATGACCCTGACAGTTTTTCTTATGCTTCAGAGAATAGAAGAAACCCAGAAAAGAATACGAGAGCATCTATTTATAGAAAGCATGGATTTGGAGTTGAGGGAGAAAGGAGTGGAAGACAATATTCAGCTAAAATTGGGAAAACATTCCATCCTATCCAAGCTGAAAGTTTTTCTCATACCCTATGGGCCTATATATTGGCTAATATAAATAGTTAAAAGTATCTAAAAGTATCTAAAAATATGGACCATATTGATATTCACAATTTACAAGAAGCTTATTTAGAAGTTTGTGAAGGTTATAAGAAGCTTCCTGTTGGTAAAATGATTCGTCAGGCTTCTAGAAAGACTTCAGATGCTCATGGATATGAAGATGAGCACATAGACCCTAAGGGAAATGAAGACCCATTTGAGGCTTCTCAGAAACAATTTGACCACATCAATAAAATGGAAAAAATTGCAAATTCTCATAATAAAAAATCAGCCAAAGCTAAGTCTAAGTATAGAAAAGAAGATTTAGACATCTATGATATCATTCTTACTCATCTTCTTGATGAAGGATATGCGAATACAGAAGAATCCGCAAATTCAATTATGTCTGCAATGAGTGAAGATTGGAGAGAAAGTATTCTTGAAGGAGCAGTAAATCTTTATAGTCCTCGTCCAGCTACTTATAATCATCCTAAAGGAGTTTCTTCTCCAGCAGGTAAAGCACTAAGAAAAAGTGATGAGTTGAGAGAAAAAGAACCAGGCTCTTCAAGACAAAAGAGACAAACTAAAACTGCAAAACTTTTAGGTCGTGCAAATTCCGATACTCTTAGAGCTAAAGCCGAAAGTGATAGAAAAGCAGGATTGAGAGTTGAGGGTGCTGAGATTGAAAATTTAAGAAAGATTCAACAAAAGTATAAAGAAAATCCTGATGCACCAGCGAAAACAGCAGTTGAGAGGTATCTGAAGAAAAAGGTTAAGGTTTTTAGTTCAACTTCAAAGTTGACAAAATAAGAAAAAACTTGTATATATACTATAGGACAAATTGAACCTCCAATGAAGACTCTACATATTCAACCAAAAACAGATTATTCCCCTAAAGCCGATTGGTTTATGGGCGAGTCTCTTTTTGTTGAATTGTATAGTTAGAAGAAAAGCTAAAAATACAAACAACAAAAAGAGAGGGACCTAAAAAGACCTCTCTTTTTTTGTAGTTTAGCCACTTTTCACACTGTCCTCCTCACTCTTGACTTCTCAGCCAATGTGAGTTACTTTTAATGATACGCGCAGGCGTTCCTTATTATATGCACCGCCCGAAGGCCAATTTCTGAACTGGCACACTATGTCCCCACTGGACGACCAGAGGTGGTATATTGATTGGGTGGTGAGAGAAACACAGCTTTTCAACCAGAACCTTGACAACTAAATACACATCTTTTTTGGGACATTAACTCAGTCTGGTCAGAGTATTCGGCTTTGTTAGGAGTGCTTACATCGAAATATGTAAAGTAGAACCTTTCTGTATGCTGGAACACCCTTAGAGCTTTAGATACTCACTGTAAAGTAGTAATAATTCTAAAGATTGGGCAATCAGCAGGCAACCGTTAGTGGGAGCCTCAGAGACTAAACGAAAGGCATCTAAACGGATAATGCTGTAGATGATGATATAGTCCAGACTACAACATCTTTGATGGTCTACGAGAGTAGAAGTAGTAGGTTAACCGATTAGTCCTGCGTTCGAATCGCAGATGTCCCACTTTAGACGATTCAGCAACTACAAAATTTCTTTTTGGTAGAAAAAACATCGTCTAGTTAATGGGAAAGTGGCTCCTGTCGGCAATATGTGGGGCGGCAGTCTGTAAAACTGTTACATTAGCACCATCGGAGGTTCGATTCCTCTCTTTCCCACTTTGAAATACTACACTAATCGTTATTACGACATAGAAGGTATTTTACTTGAGAATGGTCCAAACATTCTCCATTGATGCAGTTCGGCTATACTGCTTTAACAAAATGGCCGCCAAATGAGAAATTAATTCAGCGGTAGAATGCAATCCTGCCAAGATTGTCGTCATCGGTTCAAATCCGATATTTCTCTCTTGTGCCAGTCTTTGAACTGTCACACTCTCCGTGAAAGCTGCGGGAAACCGTGGTATATTACTTACGTGGTTGGCAGAGTGGACGATTGCGGTGGCTTCCAACACCACTATTCATCAGGGGTTCGAATCCTCTACCACGTATTGGGTATGCTTAGCCCTTAACCAAAACTCAGCAGCGTTGTCTGGTGCGCGTTGTTTTCTAGTCCAGTTTAAAGAGATAAATTCTGATAAATTGTGTCTCTGACCAAGGGGAAAGTCCCGAGATAGGTGGTCCCTATCAACCTGGCCCATTCGTCTAATTGGTTAGGACGCATATCTGTCTAATATGTAATATCGGATCATCCCCGATATGGGTCGTTAGAGATTTATCTCTATGTTCCAGGCAATATACGCTCTTTTATATTGTTCTGTGCATTCCGCAGTAGACAAATTGATTAAAGTCGGTAGGTTTTCACCCTATTATTTTGCGGGTTTGAATCCCGTCTGCGGATTTTCTCATTTATTTGAGAATAATTTAACGGAATGTAGCTCAGAGGAAGAGCACTAATTTTGGGAATTAGGGGCCGAGATTTCGACATTCTCCATTCCGATTGAGAAGATTCGAGCTTCTCAAAGGTAATTAGATACCTTAGTTCAGTATACGGAGTATTAATACCTCAAGCCGTAAAAGTCGGCGGTGTGTTGAACATCTATTTTGGTCGGTGAGCTAGTCTGGTGATTTAGCGTCTGTTTGAAGAACTGAAGAACTGAGTTCGATTCTCAGACCGATCATTGAGAACCAAATTCTCAAACCACCAACAACATAACGCACAGAGATGATTCGCAGAATGTTGTAATTCCTGGAGAAATCCAGGGTCTCAGGAACATAGCATAGCCTGGTTTAATGCACTCGGCTGATAACCGAGAGACCATCAGTTCAAATCTGATTGTTCCTATTCTCAGAAATGAGAAATCTAGAGTTAAACTGAGTCTGGAATGTGCTTCAAACCTAGCACAAGGTTGACCAATTAACTTTAAACCTATAGAGTATAGAAAGTATGGGGAAGTGGGAACGTAACCACCTTCTGAATGTGAAATGGAACGGGCACAAATAGTAAACATCCTGGCCAGGGTTGACCGTTCACTCTATATTTACGGGGCGTTCGTATAACGGCAATTACAATGGTGTTGCATACCATAAATAAGGATTCGATTTCCTTACGCTCCATTGCTCCTATTCATAGGAGTATTTTAAATTGAACTTTTGGATTTTATTCATCAGTTCTTCTATAGATATGTCAGACTTTTTATGTTTGGATATATTTTTTGAATGTATCATTAGTTGACAATTTGCTGGATGGGATATAATTTTAGGGTCAATTCCTAATTCAAATCCTTCTCGAATTGAAAATATATGGTCTCTACTAACTCCACCTATATTATTTTTGTTTGTCGGAGAATACCAACCATAATTTTCAATTAATGTAAATTCATATTCATCAGGAAAACTAGAAAGACCAAATTTAAATTTACAATCTAATTTGTATTTTTGAAATTCAGGTATTGATTTTCTTTCGTATTCACTCTTACATTTTCGTGAACAATGAATTTTGTTCTTTAAGAATGGGGCATTACAATTTATACAATACTTATAGTTAGGTTCTTTTTTGTTAAGCTCATTGTATCTCAACATCGATTGACTAATTTTATCGCCCCAAGTATATTGTCGCAATTTATTATTGAACTTTGCAGAACAAGAGCGGCCACAAAAAATTGAATCATATTTTCTTTTTACAAAAGAAATTGGCTTATTACATTGCTTGCATAATTTGGGAGCTTTAAGATATAATTCTTCAGATTCTTTTCTTTTGGCGGCATTTGTTTCTTTACATTTACTATAATCTCGGAGATACTTGTTCACGTAGTAGTTTCTACATTTCCACGAACAATATACTCTATTCCCTAGAGTTTCATTTAAACATTCTACATTCTTACATTTCATAATAAATAGTTGAGTTCTTTGATTGTTTATATGTGGAGAGTATGAAACTTGAACTAAAAACTTTAAGTAATTATTGAGATTATTTTTTATGGCTAAACCTCAATCCAAAAGAGAATGGCAGGCCATGATGAATACTACGGTTTCTTCTAAGAGCATTCAGCTTCTAAAGAAGATAGTTCGTAGAGTTTCACGAAGGTTCAACAAACAAATTCATCCTTGGGAGAAAGAAGACTAATGGCTAAATCTGCAATTCGTAGGCATCACGCTCAACGACTTCAAGATAAGTGGAATAGAATTCTCAAACAAATTTCTCCGAATAGAAATCTTGAATGTATTACTTTTGGTAGAATTTATACAAAAGACCCACAAGATTGTGGTGTTCCCGAGTGTAAGTATTGTAGTTGGGAAAAGAGATTTGACAACTCACGAACTTCTCTTCGCAAAGAAGAACGTTCAGCTATGAATGATTACTTTACAGGAGCTTAACTCAGTGGTAGAGTTCTTTTCTGACTCGAAAGAAGTCATTGGTTCAATTCCAATAGTTCCTATTCTCAGAAATGAGAAATTTTTGGAAGTGTGGCAGAGAGGCTTATTGCAGAAGTTTGCTAAACTTCCGTGTCGTTTATTCGGCACCGCTGGTTCAAATCCAGCCACTTCCGTTGAGGTCACTATGACTATCTTAGCTTTTGCTTTAATGTAATAGTTCAATTGACCTCGAAGCGTTGGAAAAGATGGCCCACACCTTCTTTTCTCACCGAATCATGGACTTGTAGGTTCAAGTTAAACTATCAGGTTTTGAGTGTCATATGCACTACTGAAGCTGTGGGTATCAAATCCCACCAGTCCACCAGTCCACCAAATGGAGAATTGTCCGAGAGGCTTATGGTGCAAACTTGGAAAGTTTGTGTGGATAAAACCACCAGAGGTTCGAATCCTCTATTCTCCGTTCGGCTCTATAGTTCAGTGGAAGAACAGAAGATTCATACCCTTCTTGTCGCAAGTTCGATTCTTGCTAGAGCCATTCGCTATTCGGAAATAGCGAACGTCATACTCTGTTAGCTCAGTCTGGAGAGAGCAAAAGTTTCCTAAACTTTGGGTCGAAGGTTCAAATCCTTTACAGGGTATTCACCTTTATTGGTGAATTGGGTCATTGTAGGATTAGCTTAGTGGTAAAGCGGTCGCCTGTGCAGCGATTTACGAGGATTCGATTTCCTCATCCTACCCCTTATTATAAATTCTTATGATCAATACCCAACTTTAAGCATCTTTTTCTCACGGCGTTATCACTAACGCCTAGAATTTGACCAACTTTAGTCATTGGGTATTGCCTCACAAGATTTATTAATTCCTCTTTGGAGATTTCAAATTTTCTGGCGTTGAGTCCATTTTGAATTGATGAGCACTTTTTACATCGTGTAAATTTTTTACATAATTTAGCTCCACAGTCTACACATTTATGTGATACTTTTAAATTTCTTGTTCCAAATGTGGGTGTTTGTGTATGACAATTTGGGCACAATAACCTTAGATTTTCTAATCTATTATCATCTCTGATTCCATTTATGTGGTCTAATTGTAATGATAGAGGTTTGTTGTTCCAAATATTAGAGAGGGAGCATATTGAACATTGATTTTCTAGAAGATTTTCATCAATCAATCTTGTTTTTATGCGTCTTCTAGAATAGTCGGAGTTTATTGTAAGTATTGCTTCTAATTCTAGTACATTATCTTTACTAAATTGCCCAACGGTTGAATATTGTTTTCTATATTCGCTATGATTCTTCTTGAATTTAGTTAAATCATATTCTTCAGACTTCATTCTACTCATAAAAGTAGTTCTAACTCCTGAATACGCATTTAATTCAAAGTGTTCTAAAATTTTTGTATATGTATTGAATGTATTCAAAGCAAGTTGAATTTCTTCGTGTGGGATTTCCCAAACTTTGCTTCTTTTTCTTCTTTGTTTCTTCATAATTGAACTCTCAGGTATATTTAACTATTATACCTTATTTATTAAATAAGACCAAATTAACTGCCCTTATAAGCTAGTGGTAAACTGTATTCTTGGTAAGAATATTTCGTGAGTTCGATTCTCATTAGTGGCTCTTGAGATTTATTCTCAAATTTTAAAATTACGCCTGATAAGCATTGTGGTGATGCAGGAATCCTGTAAATTCCAGAGGAGAGTTCGATTCTCTCATTGGGCTTCGTCAGAACTCATGACTCTGATGACACGAAATACGTTGGCGACGGTCAACACTATGATGAATAGTTTTCGTGATGTAAGTAAATATCCGTGGTTTGGTAGAAAAGTGAGGTCCGACCCCTCACAATATTTACTTACATAATCGGGCCTGTAACTCAATTGATTAGAGTAATTCTCTCTTAAAGAATAGGTTGCGAGTTTAAATCTCGCCAGGCCCATAATGTCCAGGTGCCCGAGTGAACGAAGGGGTTAGTCTGCAAAACTAATAAATCGCCGCAGGTTTGAATCCTGTCCTGGACTTTGATTCACAAGAATCATATTTTAATGTAGAATCTTCTAATCGGGAAGGAAGGCTCCCTCTGAAGGAGACAATATAGGTTCGAGTCCTATTTCTACATTCAATGCGGAATCGTATAGTGGGAATATCCTTGTCTTTGAAACAAGAGACATAAGTTCGAATCTTATTTCCGCAGTTTATATTCATTTGAGTCTTATTTTATGATTAAATTTTTACAGTGTCTCATTCTTGGCCACGAGTATGAAATCGCTTCTCATACTTCTGTTCCTCCAAAACCACTGGAGGCTCAGGGTGATTTATCATTTTCTCTTGAGATGATAGTTGTTGGATATGCAAAAACTATTCAAACTTGTAGGCGTTGTGGTAAAATTAAAACCACTACAACTCTTGGAGTTTAACTTATGATTAAATTTTTACGATGTGTAATTTTTGGTCATGAATATAGAACTAGTTCCGTTAGCTCTGTTGGCCCACATCCAGAATCAATTCTGAATAAATCTGGAGGCACACCAATAACTCTCTCAAGAGCATTACTTGGATATACAGAAACTATTCGAACTTGTAGGCGATGTGGTAAGATGGAAACCATTACAACGCTTGGAATCTAAATCATGAAAGTCACAGCATATAAAGTTGTATCCACGGTTCTTGATTTTGAGAATATGGGTAAAGATGAAGTCATTTATGAGATTGAGAATACTCGTTACTGTATGACTAAAGTGAATACAATTGAATCATCTGAAATTGAAGAATGGGAAGATGACCATCCTTTAAATCACGGTTCTACTTATGATGAGGTCTTTTCTAAAAGTAAGGTTCTTTTGAATAGAAAATATAATCAAGACTCGTGGAGTGAGGCTAGTAGAGATGTTGACGAAGCATTTTCTTTAGATTTTACTTCAGCTCTTAGAGGTTTACCGACAGATGAAGATGGTTTTGTAAAAGGAACATTTAAAGTGACAGTAGAGTGGACAAATGACTAAGCATCCAATTACAATTAAAGATTATGAATCTATGAAAGATTTAGCACACGATGTTTCAAATCTTCGTTATGATGTATTGTCTGATTTTTTATGGGAGCTTGCAGAAAAAATTGAACTTGATTCTAAATCTGATAAAGAACGCGAGAGATTTAAACTAGCGAATGAACTTATAAAGACTTCTATGGACTTCAGAAACTCTTCAAATTCAATATGGAAGTCCTGGACAATTTGTAAGCCTTATATTGAGTAACGTGTCCCCGTGCCACTTTTCAAACTGGCATAAATAGCTTTGACAAACAGGGCATTTCGTCCTATATTGTTCAAGTGGTTAGGGGCGTGTAGTCCAACGGCAGGAGACATTTGCCTTAGAAGCAAAACAGTGGAGGTTCAAATCCTCTCACGCCCACTTTGTCCATGTAGCCCAACTGGTAGGAGGCAATTGATTTAAGCCCAATACAGTGCAGGTTCGAATCCTGTCATGGACATATGCCGAAGTAGCCCAATTGGCAGGAGGCACTACATTCAAAACGTA